TTAATAACACCTTTAGCTGAAAAAAAACCTATTCAAGAAATAAAACCAGGAATATCACAACTATTTGAATCTAATCCTGAATTAGCTAATGCTGTATATGAAGCTTTAGGGTTTGAGCAACTAATTACACCAAATGATAGAATAGTATTTGGACACCCTACTATTGGTAAAAGCTTTTTAAAGAAGCAAGGGGAAGATAAGTTTATAACTCTTGATGATGATTATGCTGATGAAGTTAACGCTTTTGTAGATGCTAACAGAGGTGCTGAAACCAGGCAGGAATATAAAGGTAGAAAACCTAAAGAATATAATGAGTTTATGCTTAATCTTTATGATAGATTAAAAGCACAGGCTAAAAAAGAAGGTAAAATATTATTTGTATCAAATACTAATATTCTTAAAGAAAGAATGGCTGAGTTTGATAAAGTAATTACAATGCCTAAAGAGGAATTTAAAAAGAGATTTGATGCTAGAGGTGCTACTTATGGTTTTGAAGATTGGAAATCTGATATAGATAATACAGTAGCAAAAGTAAATAAAAAGAAAGTTATTAGTACATCAGGCTATTTATCTGATTTATTTATAACCCCACAACAAAAACAACAAGCACAACAACTATATTCTCAATATCTTGATAGTGTATTTCCTGATAGCCAAGTAAAAGATATTGTTTATCATAGTAGATTTAATGTAGGTAATATTAAAAATAAAGATAGATGGAAAAATGGGTTTTATTCTGGTACTAAAGACCAAGCAGAGCTAATGGCTGAAATGGCAGAAAGTAGTAATGATCTAATGACTACTTCTGCTTTATTAATTAATATGCAAAACCCTAAAGTAACTACTTATACTAACAGAAAAGTAGAAAATTATAAAGATACTAACGATGGCTTTATTATTGAAGCTACTGAAAAAGATGCGTTAGATTTAATTAATGGTAGAGATGGATACAATACTGATAATTTTAAAAAAGAATATGTAGTATTTGAACCAGAACAAATACACATACTAGGTAATAAACAAGATATAGATGGATTTAAAGAGTTTGTAGGAAAAGGAACACAATCAAAAGGACAACAAAGACTTGATTTAGATCATCCATCAGATGATGTAGAAGATGACACTACTTTATCCGCAGCAAAGTGGATAGATATGGGTGCTACTAAAGAACAGCTATCTGCTGTAGAAGATTGGTGGACTAGTTCTCCATTAAGAGTAAACATACCATTAGAACAATTAGCAAACATAGTTAACTCTAATGCATGGGCTACATGGTCTCAAGCTGGTATAAGATTAAGAAATGGAATAAAAGATGTTGCTCTTTATCATGAATCATGGCATGCATTCTCTCAGCTTTATTTAACAAGAGCTGAAAAGAGAGCATTATATAATAGTGTTGCAAAATCAAAAACTAAGCTTCAGATTGGTGTAGATATTAATGGTAAGCCAGTATATGTAAATTCAGATGTTGCTACTGACAAACAAATAGAAGAATATTTAGCAGAGGAATTTAGAGCTTATGCTATGGCAATGAGTCTTAAAAAAGAATCTCCTAAATCTATTTCCCCTCAAAGAAGAAATATATTTAAAAGAATTTGGGATTTTTTAATGTCTTGGTTTCCTGGTACAACAACTCCTATAGAAGAATCAACATCACAGGGATATATACAACCTATTCAACAAGTATTTGATACTTTATATTTTGCTGGTTCTAGTAAAGAGAATTATGAAAAATTCTTAAATAACTATAAGCCATCTGTTGATAATATAATGTTTAATGAGCTTATGATGGCTCCTGTATCACTAGATAATACAAATAAATTAAAAGCGGAGGATGCTTATTTTGCTAGAAAAATTGCGGAAAGCTTTGTAGCAAAATACATAAATGATCAGGTAGCTAAAGGTAAGTCAGCAATGTCTGCATTAGTATTTACTGACTCAAGTATGAAATCAGATCTTTATGAATATGTAAGAAGAAACTTTGAAGAGTTATATAAAGATATAAAAGATAGATATGATGCTATGTCTGCTTCAGATAAAGCTTCAAATGATGGAAAAAGATTAGCTCAAGATGTTAATAATATTGAATGGGTAATTGCTAATTATGGTAATACAGAAGAAGTATTAAATGGTAAAGAAAGTCTTGGTTATTTACATTACTTCCTAAATAATAGTGATGTACTTAAGGGAATTAAGATAATTGAAGATGTTGATCTTACTTCTTCCAATGCAGAAGACATTGCAAAAAGTTATAAAATTAATGATGCTAAGGGTAATGAGCTTTCTATAAAAGAACTAGCTGCTATATCTACAATCAGATTAATTAAAACACTCTATGCTTTAGATCCAAAAGAAAAAGATGGTATTAAAAAGAATAGATTAGGTGTTCCTGAATTAGCTGACTTTGATTCTGTATGGAATCAGTTAGTAAGAAACTTGGCTGGATATAATGAGCCAAGTGATTTATGGAATATTATTAGTGATCCAAATAAACAAAAGGCAATCCCTGTTTATCAGCAGTTAGCTAATAGATTAAGTAATCCTAATAACTGGAGAGCTACAGGAGGTGTACAACAATTAGATTTATGGACAGACTTCTGGCAAGATTTTAATAAGCCTAGAGTTCCTTTAATTGTAATGCTTAATAAAATTAAAAAGGCAGAACAAGAAGATGAGTTTGATGACATTTCTTTTTTAGAAGATGAGAAGAAAGAAGATCAATATTCTTATGCAATTGGTAAAACAAGTTCAGATAGAATAAAAGTTAAAAGAGATTGGAGAAACAAATTCTTTTCTCAAACACCGGATAATAATGGTTATGTTTTACTTGATACTTCAAATAATCCTTATTTAAATTTAAGTAAGATAATTAATGATTTTATTGAATATAAAAATGGTGAGCCAATCTTAAAAGATTTAGAAAGAGCCTTGCAGTTTTTTAATGCTATTGGTATTTATATAGATATCAATTCTGAAATAAAGTCTAAGATTGATCCAAGTATTACTACTTACTTTGCAAGCTTTATAGATGAGCTAAATAAAACTAATCAAATAGTTTATGATCCTATTCCTATTTATGTTAAAGGATTAGGTGGTAAAAATTTAAAGTCACTAAGCTTTAGAGTAAATGAATTAGCTGAGTTACAGTATAACTACTCTGATAATTATTCTAATTTAAGTGTATCTACTGCTAGTAATGATAAAGCCTATGAGCACTCATTGAACTTTCCAGTATCTATATTAGTTGAGGCAATTAATAAGGCAAATAGATTCCAAGATTTATATGATCCAAATGGTGAAACACCATATCTTGAATTCTTAGATCCTAGAATTAATCCAGATATAAAAGCATTAGGTATTCTTAATGATGTATTTATTTTAGATGTTGATTTAATTAACTCTGACTTTGGAAAAAGAAGAAAGGGTACTAAATTAATACTTGAAAATATTAATGGTACTCAATTATTAGAGAATAATCTTTTTGTTAGTGGAACATCAATGTCAAAATCAGATAGACATACAAAGTTTATTACTGATTTTCATATGGTTTTAAATTCTGGTTATATACAAAATCCTAAAGCTGGGTCTAAAAGCTCTGTATTTGGTGTTAGAACAGAAAGAAAAATAAGAAGAAATGCAGTTGAACCACATTTATATATTGACACAGCATCTTTAATTGTAAAGCCAGATAAAATAAATCCTGTACTAAAAAATGCAGAGTTACTTGATATAGTGTTTAGACTTATTGAAGCTGAAGTGCGAAGAATAAATATTGTAAATGATAATCCAGATATTTACAATAACATTAGTGTATATGAAAAAAGTAAAAATAAGTTCTACGCATTTGATGATATCCTAGAACCTTCTACAAAACAATTACTTTTAGCTCCAGAGATATATCAAGATTTATTAGCAGATCCTAGTAGGAATGCTTTAAAGATATTATTAAACACAAAATATCCTGAGTTAGCAAAGTCCATAAAAGAAGATACTGCAAATTATTTTCAAACTATTTCTAGTAAAACATTAGAAGAAATAGAGAAAGCTCCCTTTATATATGATCAGTTATTAGAATCTATTGTATCTAAATATACAGATGATGTAGATACAGAGTTGTCTCAAAATAGAAGTAAGTGGGTAACTGCTTTAGTAAATTCATATACTGTAAATTCATGGATACACAATGCATATATGTATATGTTATTGCATGGTGGCTTACAGCAATTCAATCATAAAAAGGATGATGGAAATAAGAGAACAAGTAATTCTCAATCTCCGGGTAATCTTTTTAGGACAGATGCCGCTTTTCAAGATTATATTAATGATGTATTCAAAAGACCATTATCATTAAAAAGAAATGCAGAAGGAAAAGTATCTGCAGATGTAGCATATAGAAAATATAATGGAACATTAAATACTTCTATTATAAAAGAGATAAAAAGCAAATCTGCTGCTTATGAGTTCTATGCTAAAAAGATGGAAGAGTTCTACAAGGCTAGAATTAGAAGTAAAAATCCAAAGCTTACTGCTACTAAACTTAATCAACTAGTAGATGAAATAGTATATGGTAAGGGAGGATCAATTAATGATCCTAAAGAGAATGGTGAAGTTTATCCTTACTATAAAATGAAAGAAGCAGATGGTCAAGGATATATTGCCCTTGACTCTTATAGAATACTTTTAAAAGCTAGACAAAAGTGGACAAAGGAACATGAAAATTTATTTAGAGCAATCATTGAAGGTTATATACCATCAGTAGAAGAAGTAGGTAAGTTCATGTCTCCAGTAAAGTTTTCTCACTATGGAATGTTAAAGGGACAACATCTTCCTGCATTAGCAATGCATAAATTTTCATTAGCTCCACTTATTCCAGGCTTAATGGATATCAATCTTAATAAGCTCCATGACAAAATGATGGAAGAAGGTATTGACTATGTAACTTTTGAATCTGGATCTAAAACAGCCAATATTACTGATAATGGTTCATACCCTGATTTATATAAAGGAGAATTAGACAATAGAGAATTTAATTCTGATGTCACTTTCTTAAAAAATGTAAATGTGGTGTGGGTAAGAAATCTAAGAGATCAAGTTGAAATTAATACAAGCTGGAAAGGAAGCTCTGTATTCTCTATTCAGTTTAGAACATTAATCACTTCAGGTTTATTCCTTAATGGTATTCCTTCTGACTTTATGCCTAATTCGGAATATGCAGAAAGAAAAAGAAAGTGGGATGTTCTTACAGAAAAAGGAAAGCTTAAATATGCTAATTATAAAAAAGCAAGAGCATTTGAAACAATAGTAGCTCAAATTACTGAGCAAAAGAGAAAGGAACTTCTTATCAAAGGAGGATTGGATCCTAATATTGATTTGAAGTTACAAAAAAACAGAGAGTTGCTTATTAATAATGTTATTAAGCCAAAGCTTAAGCAACAGAATGTTCCCGATCATCAATTAGATTATTTTGATGTTGATCCTATAACAGGTGAAGTAAAATCAGATATATCAGCTATTCCCTGGGCTAATAAATTTGAAAGAGTTTTTCTATCAATAGTAAACAATGAATTAGTAAAGCAAAAGATTAAAGGAGAAGCTTTAGTATTACAATCAAATGCTTTATTTGAAAAACCTAAATTTAGAAAGCCAACTGAGGAAGAGATAGAAAAGTATGGATTTAAAACTACTGACCTAGCAACCTATGGTCAGACAATGAGATATAATCCAGAAACTAAAAAGAATGAGCTTATAAATACTGCAATGAAAATAAAAATATCATTGCAAGGTGATTTTGAAAATCTCTTTAATGCAAAAGATAAAGAAGGTAATTCAATCAAAGCTTATGATACTGTAGAAAATGAGAATGGAGAATCTGAAAGAATATTAAATTTTGAAAATACATTAGCTAATCTAAATGCTCTCCTTAAAGATGAAGAGTGGTTAGACATGGGTGATAATAGAAAGAAGATTACATTAGTAGGTGTTCGTATTCCAGTACAAGGTGATAACTCTATGGAGTTTATGGAAGTATTTGAATTCTTGCCTCCACAATTTGGTAATGTTCTTATACCACCACAAGAGATTGTAGCAAAAGCTGGTGCTGACTTTGACATAGATAAACTTACTGTCTATCTACCAAATATCATGAAGTCAGGAGAAGTTATGAACCTGATTTATGAAAATAAAGAGCAACTTGATGAGGATATAACTAAAGCAGAAGCAGAGAGAGATAAACTTGCTTCTGAAAAATATGATAAAACAAGTTTATCAGAAGTAAAGAAACAAGTAAAAGAAAACATTAGAGTAAGTAATAGATCTATAAAATCAGTTATTCTTTTATTAGAAATAGCAAAAGCTAAAAAGACAGAGATTATTCAGGATATATCTTTTGAATTAATAAATAATTTAGAAAGTCCATATATCACGGATGATATGAAGAAAATAATATTATCAGGCACTGAAAAAGAACTGATGGAATTATTTAAAGGTTTAAGCAAAAGCGAATTATTATCTAAGATTAGTAAGAATAAAAAATTATTTAATTTAAAAACAGATTCTTATGATAATTATGTAGAGATTAAAGCTCTATATGATTCTATGAAAATATCAATAGAACAAAGAGATTCTTTTAAACAAGATTTAAATGAAATTAATGAAATAAATAATAAAATATCCTCCCTTAAAGAAATAAAAAGAAGATTTATTGGTCAATATGAAAATGCATTAATCAATTCAATAGTTGATATTCTATCATCTCCAGAAAAGTTTTATTCATTAATTAGACCTAACAATAATAATATCGGGATTAAAATATCTGAGTCTCTTAAACCTTATGTACAAGAGAATAACTGGCAAAAAAGTATATTAAAAGATGGACAAGTGTTGGAAGGAGGAGTTAGTCCTAGCAGATTATTAGAGCCAATATTTAATCTTGATAAACATTTTAATTTTAATACTGGTAAAGGTTCATTGGGTATTGCTGTTATTGGTAATAAATATCATACCTTATTTATGAGATATGGAGCATTAATGCCTGAATCATTGGCTTTTCCTTATCCTGTACTAGATGAAAATGGTAAAGTTGTTTATGATCAAAATAAGCAAATGGTTACTGAATTAATAGATATGCCAATCAAGTATTATTTAAATCATAATTCTGTAATTAATGAAAATGGCAAAAAGGTAGTATCATTATCAAGTATATATGACAATAAAGGTATTCATCCTATATCAGATATTATATCCCAGATAATAAATGGTGCAGTAGATTTAGAACAAAATGAATGGTTAGTTTATCTGCAGGGTTATATAGAGGTAATTCCTGTTATTTTATCAATGGTTGAATCAGGTATTACATTAGAAGATGCTGGATGGTTTGTTTCTAATCCTATGGTAAGAGAGTATGTTAAGCAACAAAGATTAATTAAAACTCCTTATTCTAAACAGTTAGAGAAAGGCATTGATAATCCAATGTATTTTAGAGTTGAAGCATTTAGAAGAACTTTAAATAAATATGGTTTTGATCCTAAAAAGTATAACGAAAAAAATATCTATAAAATATTAGATGAAGCTTTAGGAAATAAAAGTTTTTCTACAAATGATTTAGCACTAATAGTAAAAAATAAAGGAATAACAGATAATTCTCTTTTAGCTTTTCTTCATTTCTTTCAAATAGAAAAGTTTAATTCTGGTATTAAACAGTTAAGATTAAAAACAAATTTAGATAAAGCAAAAGATACTGGTTTATTCTCTGCTCTTAGTAGAGATTTTGAAATCAATAATCTATTGAATAATGAAAGAATAGATCAAGACTTAGCTGATATTATAATCAATGACTCTATCTTGAGCACATTTAGAATACAGAATTTCCAAGTTGATTTGTGGTCTCCATTACTTCCATTAGAATCAAATAGAGTAATATCTAAATTTATAATTGACAATACATATGATCTCAATAGAATTAAATCACAGACAGGTTATAAAGATGAAAAGATAATATCTACGTTTATCAGTGACTTAAAATTAGCACTATTCCAAAATTATATTAAGTCATTTAATATCAATATGCCTAGTTATAAGTCATTACTTGTAACAACTGATATACCAGTTAAGATTGTAGATAGACTTACTGGCGGAGCATTGGTAGCTGAAAAAGTTCCGGGCAAACCTGTTATTTATATTGATAAATCAATAATTGAAAATGATTTTAAAACTCAAGCTTATTTAAGAAGTGAAGGTGCTAATAATTATGTTTCTAGAGGTCTAGCTAAATTAAATAAAAACATCTTTAATAATTATGGAGAACAGAGTGCAAAAGAATTTCAACAGTTTGTAGTAGAGAGAGAATACTTAAGATATAACAATAAGCTTTCTGAACTTAAGAATGATCCATTCTATGAAAAAATAAGAAAGAGAATGAAGGATGCTAATCCTAAAGGCGTTGATCAAAATGAAAGAGATTATAATTCTGATATAGATGTATTAGCTTACGAAGAATTTTTAAAAGTACAAGCTCTTATTAATATAGGCAATATTCAAACATTATACTATGATGAGAACTACTCATTAGCAAAACAAGTAATGGATTTAGTTAATGATAAAGATCACAAAACTTTATTAGAGAATTATCCTGTCTTAAAATTCTTGGCTTCTGAAAAACAAATTGGCTCAAATCTTAGCAATCTTTATTTTAAGATCAGAGACTTAGAACCAGAAATTGCAAATTCATATAATGACAACTTAAAAGACTTGGCTGATCCAAGTATATCTAAGATTGATAATGGAGGAAAGATAGATCAAAGAATAACTTATACATTCAAAATATTCCCTATTTATTCTTATATGCAGAATGGTATGAGTGCAGGGAAGTATGACTTTTCTGAAATACTTCCTTACCAAGATATAAGAAATATAATGCTTGATCCAGTATCTAGAATACAAAAAGCATTAGAACCAAAAGTATTTGATATAAGTGGAACAAAAGAAGAGAAAGAAAAAAAGAAAAAAGAAGTAGCTAAATATACAGCATCTTTAAATTCATTTGTAGTAATGGAAAGTACTGATGATACAATTTCTATTTCAGATACTTCTTTTCTAAAAGCAATATGGGACAATTTTGCAGAACAGAATTCTAGAGAAAATGTTTCTCAAAGAACAAGAATAAAAAACTATTATTTCTCTGCTAATTTCAAAGAGATAGTAGAAAACTATAATGTCTCATCTGAATTTAATAAAGACTTTTTGGTATCAACTTCTAATCCAAGAGTGTTTAAAGTAGCAGATAGAGTAGAGAAAGTAGTTGTTGATCCTAAGACAAAGGCAAGAACTAAGCAACTTGTTCCTTTAGATGGTGCTAGACTTGTAGAACTTGCTAAAAATAATCCAGATAAGATATTTGTATATGATGATATCTATGCATTAAGAATGGCTCAAAAGAATAAAGAGTTTAAGAAAGCAAGTGATATTAAAATAGGAGCAAAGTTTGTCAATCCTATTAATAAGATGGCTTTATCATTAGCAGGATTAAACAATGCTATGGGTGTAATAACTATGAGAGATCAAAACGCAGCTACTAATCCTCAGAACACAGAACAGTTTGCTATGGTATCAAACATAATATCTAAGGATATTGATGCTATTAATGAGCAATACATGGCGGGTAAAAAGCTAGTCTTTGTAGGATCAATAGGTAGCATGCTAAATGTTACAGCTAAAGGTATTACAGGTAATGTTCCTATATTATCTGTTACACCTACTCAATCATCTACTCAACCTCAAGCTCCTGTAAGTACACAAACAGCTGAAACTATATATTCTAAATTAGGTAATAAAACTAAGTCAGGAAATGTAGTTATTAAATCTTGGGGAGAATTAAAAGATGCTACTAAAGCTATTTCTAATTTTAATAATCAAATAATATCTACCAGAATAAAAATGTCTGATGCTCATTTTGGAAATCCTTTTACATCTGATATAAGACTTCAAAATTTAATACAAGTTAAATCAACAAAAGAAGCTGTAGAAAGGTATATTAATTGGATTATAACAGGAGAAACTGGTGAATATGTATTTACAGGAATACAACCAGAAGAATTAGATAATCAAAGAGAATGGATTTTAGAACAATTACAATCAGGAGAATTAAAAGGTAAACCTATTCTTTATTATAAAGAACTTGGAGAACCTTCTCATGCTACAGCATTAGATTATCTTATTAATAAATATGATTGGGGTAAACCAGCTCAAGTTCCTGTAAGTACTGTAAATAATCCAGCAGAGTATACTAATCATTCTGGTGGGGCAATTGGATCTGATACGCAATGGGATGTAATTGGTAAAGACTTTAGTATGGTAAATAATAAACATTACTTTACTGGAGAAAAAGGACCAAAGAATGCACCATTAGGAAATGTAGATATTACAGATAAGCCAATAGCAGTAGAAGGAGCAAGTAAGGTTGCACAAGCTGCTAAGCAAATGTGGGGTTATAAGTACAACACAATGAAAGATCAGAGACTAATTAGAAATTGGGCTCAAGTTGTTAACTCAGATGCAGTATTTGCTATTGGTACATTGGGTAAAGAAGGTGATATTTGGAAAGGAGATGAAAAATCTGCTGAACCAAGAAAACTTCTCAAGGTTGCAGTACAAGGAGGAACAGGTTATGCAGTAGAAATGGCAATTCAAGCTGGTAAACCAGTCTATCTATTTGATCAAATAAGAAATCAATGGTATAAAAATATCAATGGTAAATGGTCTAAATCTGAAGTACCTACTCTTACTAAAAACTTTGCAGGTATTGGTACTAGGGAAATTAATGAGGCAGGTAGACAAGCTATCAGAGATGTATATGCTAATACATTTAAAGTTACCAAAGCTCCTGTATCTACACAAGTAGTATCTGAAGGTTCTAACTCATTACAGAAAAGTATTTTTGATAATATCAGCAAAGAGCTTTATAATAAGTTTAAATTTGTAAATCCAGGATCAGAAAATACTCCTAGTATAAAAGACATATTAGTTAAATATCAGGATGTTGTAGAAGATGATTGGTTAGAATTAAAGAGACGTTGTTATCAATAATAATTATATGAAAAATTTATTAGTTTGTCCAAATAAGAATTTACCAGAATGGCAGAATTTAGAAGCAACATTAGGTGAAGACTTAGCTTGGAAGACATTTGCTAGAAACGATGGTGAATATGCTACTCCTTTAGAAGCAGTGTTCCAAGAATTTCTACAACAAAAATCTAATATTGCAATACCTTTATTAGAAGCATATACTAATCCAGAATTTAAAAAGAACATTACCAGCTTTGTTAGTCCTTTAGAAATTATAAGAAATGCTGATAACAACATTTATGCTAATGAGGATTTTAAAAAATGGTTAGATAAGCAAGATTATAAAAAGGAAGTATTAGGAGTTGTTAATGAAGCAAAAGAAGATCTTGATTCTATAGAAATACCTAAGCCAGTTAATTCAGCAGAGATACTCTATAATGATATAATGAGCTATAATAAATTGCCAAAATATCCGGAGTCATTTTATACTCTTACTGATGAGCAGAAGTTTAATCAAATGAAAGCAAATTATATTGCTATTCAATGGGCTCAGATGTTATCAAGCAAACTAGGCATTAAGTATGAAAAGATATCTTCTGATTCAGCTATTCAGTTATTAAGTAATACAGATACTCCTTATGTTAATGAACCTTCATTTCTTTATAATGGTGTGGTTTATTTAGTACAGGATAAAATTAATTTAAATTCTGTATTCCATGAGTTTGCTCATCCTATAGTAAAGATGATTCAATCTAAAAATAAAGCTTTATTTGAGTCACTTTACCAATCAGTAATAAATACACCAGAAGGACAAGAAATTAAGACTTATGTAAAGAATGAGTATAAGAACTTAGAAGAGGAAAGTGATAGATTTAAAGAAGAGATTATTGTTAATGCTCTTGCTTATGAAGCAACTGATCTTGCTACAAAAGTAGGTCTACCAAAAGATCCATATTCTAATTTAGAAAACAAAGAAACATCTCTTAGCAAAGGATTCTTAAAAGCTATACAAAACATATTAGCTGAAATAAGAATGGTTATTAGGAAAATGTTTGGCAATAAGAACTTAGAAGGAGATAAAATAAAAGCTGAAAATCTTAAAGCTAATACTACTATTAAAGATCTGGCTGATATAATTATTGGTAAAAACTTCTCTATTGAATTTGATGAAGTAGCCAAAGATTATGTTGATTTTAAGAGAGTACAAGTACAAGAAATTGAAGATTTAGTTGCTGATGTATCAAATGATCCCAAAAGACAAGCATTACAAGCAAGTATTAATGTATTGCATCAAAGAATTGAGGAAAGACTAGCTTATATAAAGAAAGTTGAAGGTGCAATTAAAACAGAAACTAAAGATCTTTTAGATGAAGAATCAGGTGCTGCACTATTAAATCAATTAAGAGCACAACTTAAGCCATACAGAACAACAAATGTAAAAGTAGAACAAGAACAGACCAAACAAAAGGATATCATTACTAATAATGAAGATTTAAAGAATGCTGCTCAAGCATATATCAATACATTAGTAAGTATGAACCTTCTTGTAAAGAAAATAAATACTGTATTAGAAACTATTAAAGATGAGCAAATTCAAAATCAAACTACAGATACTGATACTCTATTAAATGACTTAAGAAAAGTTAATAGTTTTAAAGGTTTATATTCTGGATTTGATGAGCTTTTAACAGAAGCTAATAAAGAATTTTTAAGGAATGGATTCTCTACAGAGAAAAACCCAATCTTTAGATACATAGGAGAGATACAGGATAATATCAAAAAAGGGGATATCTTAATAAAACAAGTAGACTTTGAGAAAGTAAAGAATATACTCTATGAAAAATTAGCAGTAGTAAAGAAAAATATTGATGATAAGTATGCTAGAGAGCTAAAGAGATTTGACAAAATAATAGATGAAAATCCAGACAAAAAACAATATGGAGAGAAAAGAAAAGCAGAGCTTACAGCAGAATATAAAAAGTGGGAAATTGATAAATCTAAATTAGAAGCATCTCTTAAAGGTGAGACAGTTGATTTAACAATGACTAATAAAAACTTTGATGAGATCTTAAATATTAATGACTTGTCAATAGGAGCTTTCGGTATTACCCTAAAAGAAGCTTATACTAAAGCTGAAGTAGAAGCAGAAAAATTACAACTAGACTTTCAAAGATCAATTGCTAATTTATTAAAGGAATTAGGATATAGTAATAATAATGCTCACAATTTCTGGAAAGAATATATGTTTAAAGATAAAAGCTTTAAATATGAAGAAGGTGAATTAATTGAGCAAGAGGTTTGGTCTATATTAAATCCAACACAAAATTGGAGATATGATAAAAGAAAGAAGCTAGATGATCTAGAAGAACTCAGTTTTAAAGATAGAGAAGAATTTAAAATAAAAAGTAAAGAGTATTACAACTGGGATAAAAAGTATTTCCACCAAAGATATAAGACAGAGGTATATGAGAAAGATAAAATATTTGAAGAGAGTGAATATGGATGGGATGCTTGGTTAGCCAGAGAAAAAATACTTGAAAAATTAAGACTTGAACAAGGAAGTAATTTTAATGAGCGTGATATTTATGAGTCTACTAATATTATTAAAGGTTATCAAGATGAATTAAAGCAATTATATTCTTTAAATTATCCTGATGGTACGCCAAAGGTTGATGTTCCTGAAAAGAATATTTATGATAGAAGTATTGCTCAAGTTCTTGCTAAACACAGAGAGACTAGCAAAAAGTTTTATGAATACATTGATGTTCCTGGACTATTTCAAGAAGCATTTAATGAGTTTGTTCAATCATTAGCATTAGAAGGCATTACTCCAGACTCTGCTGATAAAACAAAGAGAATGGAATACTATGCAAGAGTGCATGGTGATGAAGGCTGGATTGCTAAAAATACAAAAATAGCTTTTAAGGAAAGCTTTAACCAACAAAGATTAGAAGCTTTAAATACTATTAAGGAGATAACATCTTCTATTGATATATCAGAAAAGTATAGTTACATATTTGATGTACTATCTATATTCAAAGATGAGTATGGGGAAACAGATGCTTCCAGAATTACTGATGCAACAATGGAAAAATTAAGGATTGCACAGGAAGATATTATAGATGCTCAAGATAAGCTTGCTATAATGACTGGAATATCTATTGATGAAATGGAAGAGCTTATTGAACTTACTGAGTTATTAAAAAGAAAAGGTAAGTTAGAAGGAGAGGATAGAGAAAAGTATGAAGAACTTTTAAATAGAAAAGACAATCCAAAAATTGGTGCAATTAAGTTAGCACAATTAAAAGGTGCATTTAAAGTATTAGCTTCTATACAATTTAAACAAGCTACAGATGATTATGTAGAACAAGCTAATATTCATTTAAAACTAGTAGGTGGTGCAGATGTTGATAAAACTACTGCAAATAAACTATTAGAGGATAATGAGTTTTTAGAAAAAGCAATGACAAAGAACAAGAGATTTAAAGAATGGTTCTTAAAGACTCATGTTGTCAAAGAATTTATAAATTATAAAACAAAAGAAAGAGATTATAAGTATGAAAGAGTTTATGCTTATAGTGTAACTCGCCCTACTAATCCTGCTGACATAAAATCATTTAAAATAAAAGATCCTTTTACTGATAAAGTAATTAATGTTGTTGGTGAACCCGCATTCAGATTTAAGTATAGAAGGATTAAGAATGATTATAGAACTATTCCTATAGGATTAACACCAGAACAAAGAGAAAACTATGTAGGGGTAGTAATTGATAATATGGGTAACTTCTTACCAAAAAGTTTTGAGGATACTGTAATTAATCCTTTAACAAATGCAGAACAAAAAGTTGATACAGCTCCTACAGATTCACCCTATGTAAATCAAACATATTATGATTTGAAAAATGCTAATGATTCTAGGTTTGAATTATTAAAGAAGACTACTGAATACACTCTTAAGTTTCAGAAAAATGCTACTAAAGATGCTAAGCTATATCTTGATTTGCCAAGATTTGAAATGGATAGATATGAATATGTTGCATCCGGTAATGCTAAACAAGAAGTAGATAATTTAAGAAAAGTATTTAGCTACATTCCTAATCGCCTCAGAGGTGAAAAAGATCAAAGCTTAATAGGTAATGAGTTTGAGCAAGACTTAGGTAATGCTCAAATTGATGAGCTTAAAACAGAAGCTGCTATAAAATACGCAGATATATCATTAGAAGATTTATCCTCTAATAAGATTCCCGTGCATGGAGTATCAGATGCTCTTCCTGTTGAGAAGACATCTACTAATTTATTATACTCACTAGGTAAATATAATATCAGTCTTCAGTATCAAAACCAAAAATTCAAAATAGATCCACTTGCTCAATCATTAATGGATGTGTTAGATGATCCAGATAATGCCATAAAAAATATGAGCAAAGCAGATAGGATAATGAAGGAAGCTTATGGTATTACTAGATTTAAAAAAAAGTACAAGAATGATCAAAAATCTAGAAGACAAGAGTATTTACAACACATGATTGATAGAGAACTTAGAGGAAAAATGTATGATGATGCATATAATGAGCATAGTGTTATACTTAATAAAGCAGTTAGTACATTAAACAAGTTTTCTTCATTCCAGTTTTTTGGATTAAATATTCAGTCTGCTGCTAAAAACTACTTAGGAATGGTTTGGCAAAATACAGTATTGGGATTAGCTGGTATAGGTCAAAATGATGAGGAATATGATGGTCTTGCACCAATTGTTTTACAAGGAAGTTCTTACTTAAAAGGACAAGGCAAAGGTCTTCAAGCTATGATGCTATGGACTTCTTATACTTCACCATTTGTAAATGCTACTACTATTGACAAACCACTAGATGTTCAGTTAATCAGATTAATGGATGCGCACAAAAGTTTTGAAGATAAATTTGCTAATGATACACAAAGAAGCTTTTTAAAGGATGTAGTAAGTATGTCGTGGTTATACTCTCCTAGAAAGTTTTTAGAGATGGAAGGAGCTTTAGCTTTATTCTATGGTATGCTATACCAACAGTATGTAGAAATTAATGAAGGTGGTGTAACAAGATTAATCCCTTATGCAGAAGCATGGGAATTAGATCAAAGCGGAGTTATTAAACTTAAGGATGGTATTAGTAAGGATTGGGATATCAATGGTAAATTATTTCAAGCATTTAAAAATAGAGTTGGTGCTGTAGGTAATCAGCTCAATGGTGCATTTGCTAAACTTGATCAACCATATCTACAAAAGAACTTCTTCTATAGAATGATGGCATTTATGAGAAGATACTTCTATGCTCCATTAATGGCTAGATTTTCAAAAAAGAGATACAACTTTGGAGTTGGTTCTGAGTATGAAGGATGGTACTTACTTGGATTTAAAAGTATATATAAATTTATAATGTCCACTATACAAGGTGAAATGAGAAGTTACCTTCAATTTATGGGTAAAGAGGAAAGAATAGCATTAACAAGAATTGCAGCTGATGCATTGCTTATGATGCTATTTAACTTTGCGCTTTACTTCTTCTTTGGATGGGATGATGATGATGATGAAGCATACAAAAAGATAAAAGCAAAATATGAAGCTAATGAGATTAGTTGGTTAGGATTACAATTTTTAAAATTAGGATTAAATGTAAGAAATGAAAACCAAGCATTTATAAATCCATTAAATCCTTTAGACTTGAAAGTAGCAAATCACTATGTAAGCTTTATTAATCCACAAGCAATTGCTTTAAGTGGACCACTAACTAATACAGTTAGTATTTTATTTAAAGACTTGCCAGGATGGATGGCTGGATCAAAATATGCTTTCTATCAGCAGGATGTTGGTCCATGGTGGTATCAAAAAGAAGGATCTCCTAAAATATTGAATGATGTCTTTAAGGGTTACTTGGGCTTTAGTGGTTCAGATACAGATCCACTAATGGATATAGAGAAGATATTTAAGAGACAATATACAGTGTATAAGTAAAAAAAAAGGGGAGAAAGGCCTAAGCCAATCTCCCCTAAATTTTATTATTTATCTTTTAATAGTATTACTATTTCTTTATTAAGTTTGTTATAAGCATCCATTATTTCAATTTCTGCTATAGATTTTTTTAGTTCATCAACATCACTTTGCCAGAGTATTTGATTTACTTGTAATCCTTCTCCATTACTAGTCATCCAGGATAATTCAATATGGAACTTCTCACTGTAATTTTCATCTTCCCAAGTATATGTTCCTAAAAGCAATGCTTTCCCGGATTTTGGGGTTATATCTATATATACCATTATGTTTATTTTGTATTGCTTAAAGATATAAGCACTAACCATAAGTGGAAGATCCACCCTTTAATGGTGTTCTTCCTCTTATAGTATTTATATTTTATATAATAATCATCTTTACTCAACAAATAGTTCTTCAACTTTTTCATCATTAACATCTTCTTCAAATTTTAATGTTTGGTTTACTATATTAAAAGAATTGCAGATGTAATAATGTATGCTAATTTGCTGGTCTATCCAATTTTTAGGGTGAGATTTTTGTAAAGAAATAACAATCGCATTATAAAACTGCCAAAGATTAGTAACTGATTTAGGATCTTTGCTTACAATTTGTTTAATCATTGATACTTGCTCATCACTAATTAAGTTATACTTTAAATAAATTTCACCTAAAGCTATAGACATAATGTTCATATCAATAGCAACTGTTTTCATTACATTTTTATCATTTACTAATTGCTGGTAATACTTATTTGCATTATTAACTTGATATTCAATTTGCTCAATAGTTAATTTATCAGCGTCACCTCTGTGTACTTTATCCCATGTACCTAGTGCGCCAGATATCATATAACTTTTAGATTCCTTTATATATGCACCAACAATAAATCTAAATCTGCATGATTTGTCATAGCTATTGCTCCAACCTACCATCATATTTAAATCTTCATCCGTGGAGTAGCTCAAGATATAATTACCCTGAGCTATTAAACCACTATTGTTGCATCTATAAATTTCATCTAGAAGTATAAAGTTTTTATCTGAAAGCTTTTTCAGAGTTATGTCCATTGCATACAAGTGAGGAATTGGAGTGTATGTCTTTGTTTGTTGGGGTACAGGTATCCCTAGTAGATATGATTTTTCTACAATACCAGATCTTTTTGCCATATTAAATTATTTAAAGTAATCAATTGCCAATTGCATCATTTGCCTTGGCTCTATGTTTTCTATTTCTTTTTCTATTGCTTGCAGATAATACTTTGTATTAATATTATAATTAGAAAATTTCATCTCTTCATATTTATTAAAGAGTGTTTGCATCCATTCACCGGATTCTAATTGAATTTCTCTATTATCATTTTTATTTCTCTTGACTATTTTACAGCCATCAGTAGAAACATAATACCTTAAAGTATTCTGAAGCTTTTCATAACTTACTTTCCTATCAATTATACAGGTTCTATTAAATTCCCATTCTCCTTTGATTCTAACACCAATACAATAATCAAATATATCTTTATTACTTTCTAAATATTTAGCTGGGCTAACATTATGAATAAAGTATTTGAATAATGCTTTAGGTATTACAAGCTTACTTTTATTTTTATGAAGAGCTAGATCTTTATACTCAAATCTACCCTTGCATTTAGCAGGGGCATAATAGAATATACCTTTGCTCATCTTAAAAAGATCATCAGGATTCTTTTCTTTAAGTTCTAGATATGTTTCTTTACTAACAACTCTATACTTAAATACACCAATATAATTATTGACATCAGCAATTATTAATTTTTGATATTCATCATGCTCAAGCTCTAGTTGGGTTAAGTCTTCCCATTCCTTACATACTTGCAAATAAACATCTTTCTTGTCCTTTGGTATCAGTATCTCTAAACCATCTGTATTTTGCATTAGAGAGATAGATTCTGGGATTGCCATAGTAATCATCTCATACAGCTTTGTAAGAAGTAACTGACCATTAATTGTAATCTGCATACCAAATTGTGGATCATATAGAAAAGAAGTTGGATCAATACTCAAACCATAAGTAGCATTAAGAATAATCTTATATACATAGTTCTTAGGATCTTTCTTGGGTATCTTTTTTCTTTCCTCAAATATCCATTCATACAGGTCACAGAATTCTTTTTTAGGGAGATGAGCTGGGGCCCATTTATTTCTAATAGCTAGATTTGGATAAAATGAAGTTACATCTGAAGACATAATTATCATATCATTACTTGCTTTGTATATACCACTACTTGTAGCACCATGAATACCACCCAAACCATATTCTGTTTTTACACCTTTATAAGTAAGCACATGCTTAAAGCTACCCTTGATATTATCAGGATCTATATTAAGCTTCATACATTCCTCATGCAGTTTTATAAACTCAGGTTGTTCAAACTTAATATAAGGCAGAATGATATCTGATACTTTAATATTAGTTCTACTTGTCTTGAGTTGTTTAAGTTCAAACTTTGAAATATTTGTTTGTTTATTTAAAAAATAAAGAAATAACTCTTTTGATATTTTAGGCTCAGATGCACTATATAAATTAATATCATATTCTTCTGTTAAACTTTTTCTTAGTTTAATGAGCTCTTTACTTTTCTCATATATCTTTTTTGTAGATATAACATCATTTATACAATAGTCAATTATAATTTCAATTTGTTCTAATGTTTCAATATTTGTTGTATGATGAATTGGCATTTCTAATATATTGTGCCAATTCATAGAATATTGTATAAATTTTAAGCTAGATCTTTTTGCTGGATTATCCCAATGATTGAGTTTAAATACATCTATTTGTTTAATAGAAAGTTTTGATTCTTGTACTTCTGGAAATTCTCCTTTATTTTGTTTTTCAATAATGCTTTGTGCCTTACCATAAATAGATTTGGCTATAAATTCTGCATCAGATTTTAAAAATTTATTTCTATTTTTTAATAGATGTTCAGTTATTTGAGAGTCAAAAGCTATTCCATTAAATGATATATGTCTTTCATTGTTATCTCTATTCTTAATAAGAAACTCTATAAGTTCTTTAAAATCATTTCTTAATTGATGAACAACAAATATTTTTCTGTCATCAGTTTTATAATCTTCGAAAATCCCTACAAAACAATTGGCTAATGTTTCATAATCATGTACATAATGAGTTCTCATAAAATTTTTGTTCAGTTAAGCTGTCCCCCCAAAAATTAATGGAAAGGGGCAAAGATAATACTCTGCCCCAATCCAATAGATTAATTACTTACTTCTGCTTCAGAAATAGGTTCAACTATTTCAGCTTTAGTAAAAAACATTTTGTAATCATAAACATCAGAGTTTATTGCAAATCTTTCAATCAAGTCAATTATTTCATGAGACTTTACCAAAAAGTATTCATACTCTACAGGTACTTGCTTTCTCTCTTGTTTAACTGTTTTGGTTCCTTTTACATAAATTGGCAAACCATTTTCATCAACCTTATCAATCATTTTGAACATGGTTTTTACATGTTTGCTCATTACACCTAATCCTTGGTAGTTTGGCATAAAGATCATCTCTAAAAATGGACAAGATGCATCAATTGGTATTAATTTAAAAGTGGGGATACCATTCCACTCTGAAGAATAAATCAGCATTGTTTTTGTCATAGTTATATTTATTTATTGTTTGTTTTCATTTAGCTCTAGTATTTTAATCTTAGCTGTTAAGATTTCTTTTTCTAGATCTGGCTTGTCACATAACTCGCCTACTGACTGAAGAAGCTTTATATCTACTTGTAATAAATCTTTATATACTCCAAAAAATATATCTGGATATATAAAGCTATTGACATAAGAGTAATTAGCACTATGTTTTAATTGATGACCAGTAATCATATTTTTTAGCTTTTGGCTAAACATTGAATACTTACCATTTGTAAAATACTTATAGTCCTCTTTATAATGTCTTAGATCAAATACAAAAGCTCCTTTCTTTTCTTCAAGTTCAAAATACTCTTTGAAATAAGGATTAGAAAATAATCTCTTACTTATAAAGGTTTTAAACTCTATGTCATCTCTTAAATAAAAGATGCATACTAATTTACAATCATCCTGATGGATATTTTTTTCATTCCACCCTATATACGTTTCAATTAAACTAATACTTTCATGCTTTTTTATTCCAAGTATTGGATAAATAAAGACTTTGCTTTTTTGAAAGTACTGTTTATTAGCTTGATTTATGACCTGCATGTTTACAAAATAATTTGTCCCATTGCTAATTCATATGGTAAATCAAATGATTTTTGTTTGTAGTGAAAATAACCTTTCATTATTGCATCATTAGTAAGCTCTTCCCACTTAGCCATCGTAGCATCACTTACTAAATAAGGATAAACAGAACCATATTTATCAATTGCAATAAATCTAAATTCTAATTTCATGTGTTTACAAATATCATCTCCCAGAAAATGAGCAACAAGTTTTTTATAGAATCCGGCTTGTAACCAATATTTATAATATTCTATAGAATCTTTGAATTCAATTAAAGATTTACTTGTTGTTTTAATGTCATTAATTCTTATGATTTCATTTTGGACATCAACTGTTAGATTATCAAGAATTCCTTTTATACCAATTTCTGGATATTTTAAATTAAATTGTTTGTGTTCAATTTGAATTTCATTGTATACAGTATAATTTTCAGAGTTCTTGCCTAAACCAATTAGATCAGAGATGAGTTCATTTTGCTTGATAAGCGATACAATATTACTACATTTTTCTAATATTTCAGCTTCAATTATAGTTTTTTTTCCTTTTCTTTTTAAGAAATTAAAGTAAGTGTCATTTGATTCTGTTACAATTTTTTCAATTCTTTGTTTATCTGTTTTTAATTTTTGGTGGAGATTCACATCTCTCATTACTTCTAATAGTTCATCTTCAAGTTCATCTAAATTTTTACTTAATTTGTCTTCATTTTTAGTTTTAAGATATAGCTTGTCTATAACAATTCTTTCCCCTGTTCCATGTGATGGAATTTTACCAGGGGATAATATAAATTGCTCATCAAAACTTGCATCTTCTAATAATAAACTATGTATCATTTTACCTTCTACTAAATGTGCATCTGATAACTCTTCTCTTTCATTAAGAATATAATCTTTGTAGAATAATTTTGGAGAGTATAGAAGCTTATTTAAACTAGAATAGCTAAAACTAAAAGGATTATTATAAAACTTAGTTTCTAAAATGTATTTATCTTCTTTATTCATTGTTATTTAATTTATAGATATTAAGCCATCATCAAAATTGATTGATAAATTTTTTAGATACTCTTCATCTATTGCAGATGAATTTAATTGTGTTTCAGCTTCTAAAATAGAAGTTATTGCTTCATTGGTAAGTGATAACTTAGAAACTGTTAAGTATTCACTATCTATACCAAAACTATCAACACTATAAAGATCTATTAATATTTGTAGATTTTCAAGACTCATTAATTTTTTTGACTCTAACTTTTTAACACAATTATCAATACTACTAATAGAGTTATACAATCTATTTATATTAAAGAAAGTTAATAAACTTTTAAAATTAATATGATTCTTTTCTCTAAGTTCAAAGATTCTTCTTTCATGATCAAATATTAACTTTAAAATATAAGGTGCAGATTTAATATAATTACAATTAGTTAATGCTTGTAATGCTACAACTTGATTTTCTCGATCTTTACTTTCAAATAATGAATTCAAATTGTTATATAGTTCTTTATCTATTACAATTTCCTCTGTTCTATTTTTATATAAAAGATCTGCACTAATTATTTTATCCTTATAAAAGTACATTGTTTTAATGTGATTTATATATTTTTCTAAAATTGTATGTGAACCTTTTGATTCATCAAATTCCTTAGAATTTGGTAATATAATCCATGATGCATACCATGATTCAGTATAAAGGTCTTTACCTTCTTGAATAAGATGAGTTAAAGTTTCACTAGCTTGTGAGTCCATTGTAATCTTAGGATTTAAGCTACCAAAATGATGTAAGTTTTTATAATCTCCCATAGAAACTTTATACAAATTTTTATAATCTATATAATCATCAATATTAAATAATATAATATCTGCTTTAGCTGGTTCTCTTACAATTTTATATCCTATATCTTTTAATTTATTTCTATTAATTTTAATATTTTTATCTATATATATGGTTACACAATTAGTAATATCTGTTTTTGTAGGATTCATAAAATCAGAATATTCATTTTCTAAAAAGAGAACCTCCTTAAAATTTATTTCTCTAGTTCCATAGGATGTATATGAGAAATTTGTCATTAATTCTTTTTTCATAATTAAATTTTGTTTTGAATAAAAAGGGGAACTTTTACATTCCCCTTGGTATTTTAAAGTTTAGTGGCTATTTTAATTAATTCTGGCTTCTCTAATAATTTGCCAAATTTTAGCTTGTTGCCACCAACAAGTCTTTTAATAATTACATACTGCAGATCTGAATTAATTAATTCTTCTTCAGAACAAATAACAGCTATCTTATTAAGCATCTCTTTTGATATACTATTCTTTTCAGAAAAGTCTATAGTATAATTAATAATCCTAGTTGTAATAATACTTGCTAGGTCTGCTCGATATTTCTCCTTGTTACCAACAATATGTCTGATTCTACCTTTTGCATAATCAAAGTCTTCATTATTAAAGATCTCTGAAGGGCTTATGATTTTATCTAGCTTATTATGAATAAATGAAGTAAATAAACTAGTAAGCTCAGGTCCAACAGAACCCTCACCAATCATCTGAATAAGATTAAGGTTCTCCTCAAAGCTATCAATTGAAGATATTGAGTTAAAGAAATTAGTAATTGATCTTGCATTAGTATCTTTACTTACATATTCTGGATGTAACAATAAAAAGTTAATACATCTATTATCTACTTTCTCTTTCTCTGCCCAGCGTGCCCAGATATCAATATCAAACTTTAGATTTACTTTGATAAAGCGAGTGCGTTGCGCATTGTCAATAGAGTTTACTAAATAATCTCCATTATCTGGATTTGCAGTAAGAATGATATGCCAATCTTTTGGTAATTTCCATGATACATATTCTTGTCTATCAATTAATTCCATTACTGCTTGGATAAAGCGCATTTCTGCACGATTCCAGTCATCAAGAATTAGGATACCACCACCTTTTACATCTGCTATCCATTCAGGAGGACAATGAGATTGTCTCTTTTTTCCTGTAAATGTAAATCCTCTCTTTACATATTCATCAATAGCATGTTCATCTACCCAAAGACATTCTGATTCTTCATCAGTAGAATTAAATAAATCACCAGTAGAAGATTTACTCGCTTCTTTACAAAGTTGAAATTGGCGAATAGGAAAGCCCACAAGATCACCTAATTCTTCTATCTGAGTTAAGTTTAACTTTACATAGTTTAACTTATTTTCTTCAGCTACTTGTAATACCATACTAGTTTTACCAATACCTGAATCACCAATAATTTCTACAGCTACTGGTTTTTTATTATTTTCCTGTAAATATCTATTGTTAGATATAATATGTTTCAAAAAGTCTTTTGCTTCGTCAATATTAAGATTTACTTCTCTCATTTTAATTTAATTTAATTGTTGGACCTGGTAATTCATTGTTCATTTTAGATGATGAGGATAATACCCAAAGTATTTTCCCTTTTACACCTGTTGGAGGTGGAGCTTCACCATCAGTTACATATACAAGACAAGTGTATTTACTACTATTATCATTAAAATAGTCAATGACAGGCTGAAAATCTGTGCCTCCCCTTCCTACTATTTGCAAATCTTCTCTAGGATTAAATTTCTTTATAGATCTTACTACAGTATCGCATTGCAATATTGTTACTTCAGATCCAGTTTTATTTATATGATATATCTCATTAAAAAATTCCTTAAGCTCATTATTGCTTACTGATCTTGAAGTATCAATGCCAACCAAGATATGTTTATGTTGCTTGATTTTAATCCCTGGATTTTCAGGAAATCTTCTACTAAGCTTTCTTCTACTTTTCTTTGTATAATACTTAGTAGAACCACCAGCAAATCTTCGCAGATATCCTTTCCAATTGAATTTAGCTTCTTCTACTACATTTATCTTTTCTAATAAAGCAGCAAATTCTCCTGGTATAGTACCTCTACTTTTTCTTGTAGCTTCTGCTACTTCATTTATAATTCCCTTTAATTGAGTTTCAATAAGTCTTTTATTTGCTTCACCAATTTCTGTTTCATCCCATGTATCATGGTTAGGGAGTTTTACCTTGCCATCTCCTGTGTCTACTTCGCCTTCTCCATTTGCATCTGCCTGTATACACATTTGAACACTACTACTTGACTTAGATTGTTTCATCAGTTCATCATAATAGTAGTTGCTACCTTGATATTCTTTAAGATTAAGATCAGGAAATGAAGATAAAAGCATTCCTCCTTCTGGTAAATTATCTGGTTCTTCCATTTGATTAATGTGAAGATCCATTGCAATATTGCTTATAGTCTTATTAGTTTGATGACCAAAGTCAGTCAAATGAAAGAAAGCAATATGCTTTAGCTCATGTTTTAGCAAACCAATCTTTTTGTTTCTTGGTAAGCTCATCCAAAAGTCTGGATTTATATATATAAAATAGTTAAGACCATCAGTAGAAACACCAGCAGTTTCTACTTTCTTATCCCATTTCTTATTGAGCATCATTAGAAATAAACCATAAAATGGTTCTTTAAGCATAATTTCTTTTGATACTCTACCTAGATCATCATTCAAATCATTCATTTGATGAGTTTTTAATTTTTATTTTAAATTCTATATCATCTATAAAGTTATATACTGATTTTAGTGATTCATTTACATGATCAGAAAACATCTTTATAAAATTATTGATATCTATTTCATCATATTCCTTACTATCTAATACTTCTTTCCAGAGATCATTAAATGAAATAGATGCTTTATTTATATTTTTCTTTACACAATATTTAATAAACTTAGGACAATGCTTTATCCATAGTTCAGTTGAAACTAAGGAATTCCTTTTTAATAATAAGACATAGAGCCAATTATTTTTATTACAGTACTTTTCATTTATTACTGTTAATCCCACTATTTTATTTTCTTCGTCATCACTATTTAAAAGGCTTAATATATTTTGAATTGCATCATTATTAATTCTTTCTTTTTCCATTAGTCTTCTATTTTAATTGTTCTTATCATCCATTCTGGAGGAGTTGGATTATTTAAATTCATTACCCATTCTTTAGCAGAAGGAATATATCCATAGCAATCCTCTTTTACATGTTGTTCTCCTATGTATCTTATGTACACTGTTTTTCCTACAGAGTTGACAAAGCTATTTCCAAATACTTTTTCTAATTCAAATATACCTTCAGAGTGATGTCTAAACATTCTATGTTTACTATGTCCTACCCAAGCTTTAGTTTCATCAAACCAGTTGTGATAAATTAAATATTCTTCAGCAGTTCCTCCCCATTTCTTTGAGGAGGATTTTGCATGATCCATTGGGTGTGCCATATTACTCTGTTATTTCAAAAGAATTATCATGATGATATTTTTCATAATCATAAACTCTAATTTCATTTTCTATTTTATATTCTAAAGATTCTAAATCAATAAACATTTTTCCATTACCACCTTCATTATTCCACCAATCTTCTATATCGTTTAATATAGGGTAAGCAAAATCTTCTATGGCTTTAGAATCAAATTTTATAATCATTTCTTCAAAATTTTCTAAATCATTTGAATTACCATTTTTAATTTTTTTATAGTATACAACATCATCAATAGCTCCTGAATCTCCACCACCTGAGTAGTGTAATACTAATAAATCTACATTTAAATTCTTAAGTCCTAAAATTGTTTCTTTTTTCATAATTAAAAATTATTTCTTCTTGCATATTCAGCCATAAGCACTGCATCTACTAATCCATCATGAGCTTTAATAGCTCTATCTCCAAATGTTAATTTGAGATCAGGAAAGATTCTTTTGATTGCAATTAAAGCCATAGCTTTAGTATCTCTACTAGACTTACCAGTTTTAGTTATTGTTTCTACTCCCTGGAACATTTGCTTTTGCCAATCTACAGCTCTTACTTTTGTAAAGGATATACCATGTGCAATACAGCCCATCTCTATAGCACCTGCTTGGTGACCCATGGAAAAAGCTGTTGTCTTGCTAGAGCCAAAGATTACTCCTAGCTTTTCAAATACTACATGTGCTCCAATATTGGAGAATCCTTTTAATAAATGACTTAGATCAGTATAATCTATTTCATCTTTTATTTTTGGCATTGGATAATAAGTAATGGATTGATCTACGCTCATAATAGCTATAGCTCCATGTTTACCTATATCTACACCTACATATACTTTACTCATATATTTAATGTATTTCTTAGTATTCCTACTAAATTGTTTCTTACTTCTTTTATATCATGATCTTTTATAGAGTCAGATAAATCTTTAGACATTTTTAAATGAGCATAAGGCAAATTATATCTGTCTTTATATTTTTGCATTCCCTTAATACCAGCTTCATCATTATCAAATAAAGTACATATAGATTTATATTTACTCTTTAAGCTTTCTATTACTTTTTCTGGAATTAAAGTATTTTCACTATCCGGAGCAATAGCTTCAGCATTTGTTATTTTAAGTTTATTAAAACTCATTATATCTTTTAGTGAACTACAAATTATTAAATAAGGCTTATCATATGTTAATTGATCTATACCTTGAATATGTAACTGCATCTTTAAGAATTTTAAAGATGTTACCATAGGCTGGTATATTTTGTAAAGAACACCATCAGATCTAAAATAACCATATAATCTTTGACCATTTATTAATCTTTCAATGCTCAAATTATCTGTTGGCTTTGATAATGTATAATTGCTTAATGGTTTAACATTATAATGATCTAATAATTTGCTATCAATGCCATATGCACTCCAATAAGTTTGATCATCTTTATTCCAAACTCTTGTAGTTAAGTCAGTCACTTTATACTTATGCTGAATCTTAAAATCTTTAATTTGATAACTATTAAGACTAGCCCATTTATCATAATCTTTAATTATTCTGAATATAGTTTCTGAAGATGTTCCTAGATTTAATACCTTTTTTACTAAATCTACAGCATTACCACCCTCATCTGTAGAAAAGTCCTTGAACATATATTTATTAAATCTTTTATTAAAATAAATAAACATGCTTGGAGTTTTATCATTGACATTAAATACTGATTTTATTTTAATATCCTGACCAGTGAGTTTTTCAGAAAGATTCAAATAAAATTCAAATATCCATGTTGGAGGGATATCATTAAATGAAGTTGTTATATTTTTAGTACTTATCATAAAATATTAAAGAATAAAAAAGGGAGAATTACTCCTCCCTTTTAATTTTTACTAAGAAATATTAAAGCACAAAGCTATCATCAATATCATTATCACTACCAAATGATTCTACTGCTTTACTTTCTTTTCTTTTGATATGCGTAGTTTCAGAGAAAGCAATCAATTCATAAGGCTTTTTATCTTCATTACTGAAAGGAGATTTACCTTTTTCAAATCTTGGTAAGAAAAGTTCATAAGCTTTATAACCATTCTTATTGGTATATTCTTTACCAGCAACACACCAATTCAAGAAAACATCTTTGTACAATTGATCAATATTAAATTGTTCAAATAAGCTTTCAATTGTATTATGTTTTCCATCTTGATCATCTAGCCACTTTAAAGCTTTATTTCCAAGAGCAGTACATAAATTCTTAAGGAATTTAAGCATTTCAATATCTCTATTGATTTCTACACCAGTTCTTGTTGTTGCTGTAGCATAAGCATATTCATTAGTTTTAACTTTGCCAATCTGACCTTTGTGATGACCAAGTGATAAATTATCTTTATCAATAGCAAAACCTTCAAATCCTTCAATAGGTTCTGTTTCCAATGATAAAATAATATGATAACTCTCAGGAACATATTTAAATGGTTCAAGAGTCAAATCAAGAATCTTTGCACTAATGTTTCCTGGTTGAATTAATTTAGGTAAACCACCTTCAGTTGTTGTCTTAATGTTTTTTGTACTAATCATTTGTTTTTGTTTTTAATTATTAATCAATATAAATTTTATCCCAATGAGTTATTAAGCCTTCATCTGTCATTTCAGAAATAACAATTTCTTTATTTCTTAAATGTTCAGGTCTAGCTCCGCATGATACTTCATCAGTAGTTCTGAAGCTAAGAATGCTCTGATTACCTTTTCTATAAAGATAACCTATAGCATCAGATTGTGAAGTAGTAATTCTTTTGAGTTTCCCTGTTAAGTCCAAATCTAAGGAATTAAATTCAGTTCCATTCTTATCTAAAAGAATATCTTTTATGTGACCTACAAGTATAATTCTGGGAGCCAGTGTTTTAATATACTCAATTACTTTTGTAAATGCTTCTCGCAAATATGGATAACCAGCACCATTTGGCATATTCAATATGCTATTATATATTGCTTTACCAGAATCAGCTGCTAGTGATTTACCATCATCTGTTTTCTTAAACCAATTTTTACCCATGCTGGTTTTACAATAAATCTTTTCTGCATAGGATACACACATTTCTTCTAAAGCAGTAATAGTATCTACAGCAATATAATCATAGGGATAATTGGCTTTTTTAATTTCTTCACCAATTTCTTTTATATCCTCAACTGATTCTGCTTTAATTTTCATTGCATCAAATCTATCAGTACCATCTTCTAAATCTAGAATAAGGCAATTTTTCAATTTAATTAAAGATGTTGTTTTACCTGCTTTAGGTTTTGAAAAGATAATTAAGTTTTTTGGACTTTGATAAGCTGCTTTTACAGGAGCTTTAGGAAGTACAAACTTTCTCTTTTCTTCTTCTGGTTTTTGTTCTTTACTCATTTTATTTTGTTATTAAATCATTTAGCCATTTCTTATAACTCACGGGTTTCTTTAATAAAATAGCAGCAAGATCTCTTAATGTTACAGATTCAAGTGGAGTATCATACTCCGGATCCTCAATTCCTAAATCAAGTTTTACTTGTGTTTTCTTATTAATAGTTCTATCTACTGCATATAACTCATTGACTGGTACTAAATATCTTTGCACACCATTTGCTCCTGGCATAGATAATTCATACTCGGAAGAAAAAAATTCATTATGTTTATATACATATAATTTTCTTTGTGGATCTTCTACTAAGAAATCCTGTGATGCTAATTCTATATATACATCATCTCTTTTATTTATCTCATTAAAAAATAAGCCAACAAAATACTCAGTTTTACCTTTGGGTATAAATGATACTTTGCCAGTGAAATAAGCTTCTGGTTCACCAATGCTATCAAAATAAGGTTGATGGTGCTCTCGCAGAGCTTTTAAATTGTCTTTTCTGTTCATCATGTTTTTTTCTAAATTGACTGTTCTTATACTCATATTTATTATATTGTTGATATTCTTTTCATCTGCTTAGGAGGTGTTTCTGTTTCTATTACTTTCATAGAAGAGAATATACCCTTAAACCATGCAATACCTGTTTCACCATTTCTAGCTTTTAGAAAATGAAATGCTATTAAATCTTTATCAGTGATAATAAACTTTTCTGGACCATAAAATTTGATATTATATTTTAGTGGTCTCTTTATACCTATAAGAGTATCCGTGTGTTGAAGCAAAGCATCACCACCAAATATGTCTGTTTCTAATACATAGTTTCCATATTTACCATCTTCATTCCTCATAGGATCTTCAGCTTCTCTATTGAGCTGACTAAGCACTACAAATGCAATGGGAAATCTTTTCTTCAAATGTGTAAGAGCTTCTCCTAAATTATAAAGCATTTTTGTTTTGTCATTCTCTCCTTTATCAAGTTTAAATAAAATACTATGATCTACTGTTATAAGAGTATTGGTATACTTACCATTTTCTTTTTTATGAGCATCCATATATTTATAGACAACAATTTTAAATTGTTCTATAGTCATTGGCTCATCAACAATATCAATAGGATATTTTATTCTTTGATCTTTATAAAGCAAGATCTTGTCAATTATATTTTCAGTAACCTTGAATCCACCTGCACTACATAATTCTCTATATGAATTATCAGTTACTGATGAGAATTCTCGTATTGCCATAGTTCTTTGTGGCATCTCAAAATTAAAACAAAGAACTCTTATTGTTTGCCCCACATTTAATGGATAAGCTTCTCTAATCAATTGTTGTATTATAGCTGTTTTACCACTTGCTGGTCTACCTGCTACTACAGTCAATGAGTGCCATTCTAATCCATCAACAGTTGCATTATTAAAACTATTCCATGGTGTCTTCATACTATGAATTACACCTTCAGATCTACCTTTAATATAAGCAACAGCTTCCTCAAATCCTTTTTTCTCGGATCTCCAAATATTATTTTCTAGCATAAGTTTTTGATTATTGATCTTCCTTGCGATTATGGATCTTCATCATAATAAAAGTAAAAATAAAAAAGTTAATTGCAAACTGTATTTCAATAAAAATGTATTGAATTATGTGTATTTTTAATATGAAATTATTTGTAAAATAATAACCTACTAGAGTAAATAAAATTGATAATGAAAGTGAATTTAATAGGTTCATGTAAATATTTTTTCTGTATATCTTGGCTCTGTATTATCAGTATCTCCAGATAGTATTATTTCACAATAATTAGCTAAGTCAGAAACATATGTTTTGTCTTGGCTTTGTTTCCTAATAAAATACTGAGAGTTTTTACAATACTTCCAATCTTCTCTTTCTTTCTCATTTGTATATCTTTCTGCTGCTTTTAGTATTGTATCCCAATCATATCTATATGTTTTAAAGAACCACATAAAGTGAGGTTCAATATTTTCTATAGTTACTCTTGATACAGCACCTGTAGGTAATTTACCTTTTGGCCACATTTCAATATACTTTTGCATCATCTTTCTAGGGTCATCACCCATGAGTTCTTTCTTAGCCTTTATCTTTTTTACATTAAAGTATCCTTCTATCTCATCAATTAATGATAAGGATTTTTGTGTAAGGACATTATTTTCAGCAACAAAGCCTTTGTCCATTAAATTTCTAAGTTCTGCGTGTACATTTAAGTTTGGTGTTGATATACACTGATGCATAGCACATAATAAATAAAATTCATTAGGACTTATCTTTGCTCTTATTTGTATATCATACATCTCCATTAAAGCCAGTCTTTTTTTTATATCCATATTTTTGTATTTTTGTAAAATGAAAGTCCATCAAGTAATAATATCTATTCTAACCCTAATAATTATCATAAATTTGTTAATGATTCTAACTAAAGATAGTTCTGTAACCACCTTACAAAGTGATAATGATAAATATTTAAAGGATTCTATAAGTGCATTAAATTCTAGACTCAAAATTAGTCAAGAAAATGAGCAAAAATTGATTAAAGCATATGATAGTTTAGAATCTATTGAACCACAAATAATTACCAGAACCCGTGAAAAAATTGAATTTATTGTTTCTGATGCTACTCCTGATCAATTGGACAGTATCATTCGCTCAGCCCTTAACTTCAAGCCAAGATACAATTAAGTGTTATGGCTTATCAGAGCTTAGAAAAATTGCTTCATTAATAACAGAATGTCAAGCATGTGATACCTTGTTAGAAAATGCTAAAGCTAAAATCAATAATAGAAACCAGGTTATAGATGAAAAACAAATTCAAATTGATAATCTGAATAAGCAAGTCTTGTATAAAGATACCCTTATTACCAATAGAGAAGCAGATATTAAAACATTAAAAGATGATGTAAGTAGACTGCAGAAGATGCGTGATATATTTAAGACAGGATGGATTGCTACTGGTAGCGCATTAACTATAATAATTATTATATTACTACTGTAATTACCACACAATTTCATCTTTTCCTAGTTCTCTTAAGCTTTCATTTACTTTATTAAACATATCATAAGAGTTCCAACTTTTTTCTTTTAGATGTGCTGCATATGCCGGGTGATTACATTTAATTTTTATATTATCATCTGGTATCATATCTTCCCATTCTTTAGCCTTCTTACCAAGAAATACATATACCATTGATTTCTTATCTGCAACAATCATATCTAATAAGAAACTTATAAATGGTTTCCATAGCTCATAGTGTTCACCTACTTTATTAAATGTTGTTGTTAATGCTACATTTAGCATAAGCATCCCTTGATTAGACCATCTAGCTAGGTCAGCATTATGAACCCTTGTAGGATCTTTATATACTGTATCATTTATCTCCTTAAACATAAAGCTTAATGATGCTTCAGGTGTTCCTTTTAAAGAACATGAAAAAGCAATACCATCAGGTACATTAACATAAGGGTAGGGATCTTGTCCAATCATTATAACTTTAAGTTTATCATAAGGACATTCCTCAAATGCTCTAAACAAATATTTAATTTGTGGGACAAACTTTTTACCTTCATCACTTTGATCTCTTAAAGTAGTTAATATTCTACTAAATTCATCAGAAAGTATAAATGATTTTAGTTTAAATCCCCATCCAGAGTCTTTAATCTTATCATATAGTTTAAGTTTAATCTCTTCAATATCAATGTTTGCCATTATAAATAAATTTATTAAATTTGTGTCATGAATAAAAAATTAAAATTTAAAGGAATTCCATTTGATTCTATCATAAAGATAGAAGTAAGTGGTGGATTTACTGCTAGATTGCAAGAACTTGCAGTTTATCATTTATCTCAGAAGACTCCTGAAGAAGTAAATGAGATAATAGAAAAAATAAAAACCAAAGAGCCAGAGAATGAATATGAATATCATTTACTGACTCTTTTAGTACTAATTCATGAAATTGAAAGCGAATCAAAAAAGCAAGGTATTCTTAAGGATATGGAAGTTGAAGTTGATGAAAAGGGAAAGTTCCAGAAGCCTAGCGAAAGTTAATACCAGTTTCATCTCCTATTTGAATAATAGTTTCTATCGCCAGGGCTAATTCTTCTTTACTACAATCACCAAATGATTTGCAAAATTCTTTCTCTTGATCATTTTCTGTTATAGTAAAACATAGACCTGACTTTTCTTTAACTATTTTTTTCATTTCCTCAAAAGTATAACCAGTATATAGAGATAATTCTCTTATACAAACATGTATTTTTGCTATTTGTGGAACAGTACCATTATCTTCATTAGTTTCCATAAATACATCAATCTTTTGATTCTTCTCTATGCCTTTCTTAAAAAGATTATATTTTTCAGCAGTGCTTTTGTTAGCTGGAACAATATTCCCTGCATTGTCACAAATAAATTGTCCATGAAAGATGTTATGTTTTTCCATATTACTTATTTGAATTTCTAAATACTACAGAAATTCTATCAAGAGGTGCAAATAAACCATGTTCCCATTCATATCTAAGCTCATCAGACATTATTGCTAAAGAGTATCTAGGTAAAGGAAACTCCTTTACTTCATTATCTTTTCTAAACTTTAAAACAGCAGTACTTAATAAGCTAATTATATAAATATCATTACCAGCATCTACCCTATCAATATGCCAATCTATTTTTTGTCCTGCTTTATATTCATTTATAGTAACAGAATCAAATTTAATATCTTTTATAGATAGGAACAGATCAGGAATAATGTCAGATTTAATATCAGATGGATAAGGTCTCCTTGTACCATATCTTATTACTTGATTTCTATCTTTAGTATTACTTATTTTTTCTGGGATCATTTTGAGAATTTCATTTTCAAAATTTTGATCAACAAAGTTTTCTATAATTTTCATTATTCTTCAATTTTTACTTTTAATCCTTTATCTAATAAAGCTTCATAAATAGGCTTTAATTTAATTTCTGATCCTCTTTTAACATCACATTTACCATTAAAATGAACTACAGTAGCACATTGCTCAGCTTGTTCATGATTGTGTTCGCAATACCTAATTAAGTATTTAATCACATGCTCAAATGTATTATGATTATCATTATATAATATGATGCTTTTTGTAGGTTCAATAAGCTCTTTTATAGCTTCATCTATTTGAGCTTCTATATCTAATTCTGTAGACATAATTTACTTTTTATGTTTAGACTGTTCTTTTTTGTAGAGAGCTTTCATCTTTTTAATTTCAGCTTTCTCTTCTGCAGTTTTCTTAAAAATCTGCATACCACCTACTAAAGGTCTGTTTTCTGTTGTAATATTTTCCATTTTTTATTATAATTTTATTAATTATATATCATCAGCATTATTAAGGAAACCTAGCATCTTGTTACGCTCCTCAATAGCATCTAATCTTGGCATATCTATTTCTACAATAGATTCACCACACATCTCTAGATCCACTTCTATTTCTTCATAAAGGCGTATTACCTTCTCAAGCTTAGTAGCAAATCCTTTAGTTACTGGTTGATCTCTAAGTATAGACTGGAGATACTTAAGCATCTCCTTGTCTTTACATATATCTTTAAGATTAACTTTCATGATTAATCTTTTTTCCAGATTATTGATATGTCTCTATCAGCTACCATAAAGAAATAATCATTCTCTATTTGGATTACTTCAGCGCGTTCTAATGATGTACCAATATATACGCGATCACCTACTACAACATTGGTAACTTCATCACCAACATGTGTAACTTCAAGCGCAGTATAACTTTTCATTAGATCTGCATCAATAGAAGCTTTATCTACTTCACTTAATTCAATCTTTGATTCTTTTCTTGCTGGTTTCTTTACCAGTACTCTTTTACCTAGTAGTTTCATATTATTTGTTATTTGTATTATTTATATTACCACTTATCTATATTTGTTATACAATATCTACTACCAACATAAGCATTCATCCAGTCACCTTGACTTAGAACAAATTCTTTGTTATTGTCACTACACTCATTCTTGATTACTACACTGTAGTTTTGCGCATTATCTGATTGAATTATTCCACAATTACATGGTTCATCTTTTTTGCAGGAGCTAATTAAAGCTACAACCGCGATTGCTAAAATTGTTTTTTTCATAATTTTTCTATTTCTTGTTTCACTTCTAAATAATAATTATATATTTCATCTGTTGCATAAAAAGCTACTTTTAATATCTCATCAACTGCTATTAAAGCACATTGCTTAGCTATTAAATCTTTTTGTTCACCTAATGGTGCATTCTTAATCGATAATGCAAACCTATAAGTAATCCATAACTCTTCTGCTTTTCCTTTTGGTGTCATCTTATTTAGTTTTTACTATTTCTATTAGTTTATCTAGACAAGCAAGTTCTGCTTCTTCATAGGTTTTAAAACCTTTGTTCCAGTGATCTACTGATAGATGATTAAGTTTGTAATAAATAGCATATCCATAGTCACCACCATATTCTGGTTCTATTAATTCTATAAAACCTGCATGACCATGTTTCTCTCTAAACCATCTAAAAGCTTGTGAGAATAATATAAGATCAAAAGTATCATAAGGTTCTTCAACTTTAAATAGAGAAAGCTTTTCTTTTAGATAACAATGTTCATTCTCAAAATTAAAACCTAATTCTTTTAAGTCTCTCTCTTGTTGTATTGGTACTATATCTTTTAATTTATTCATAATTTATCTCTTTTACTTAATTTATTAGGTTAACTTCATCAATGGTATGAGCATAACAATGAGTTAATTGATGAAATTTGATAATAATGTTAGGATCTTCAATAGGACTACAATATACTACCCAAGCATCAGGATAGGGATCATGACCACTAGTTCCACCATCAAATTTAGCATCAATAACAATAAACTCTTTCCAGTCATTTTTAAACTTATAATCAGAAGTATGAAATGATCCAGAATTATCTATTATGTATCTTTTTTTATAATCCTTTAAATGACTAGTATAAGTTTCATCATCATAACACATATTAAAGTATATATCACGACAACAAAGTAAAAGATTTAAGTCAGGATGGTAGAATTTTTCATCTATTTGTAATTGTGTTTTACTCATCTTCTTGTTTTTTACTATTTCTATATTCTAATTTGTTTAAGTGTTTCTACATACTTTTCCATATTAGGCGCACCCCATACTTTTATTAAGAAAGCATAATAGTCACCATTTTTATATTGCTTTTGCCACTCTTTATAAAAAGCTATACTATCTATCCAATGGTTAAATTTAATCATCTTTTTAGAAGTAAACCCGAATAGATTATTATACTTTAATGAGCAGTTTTTGCATTTAAGATGACCAGTTTCTTTTAATATTTGTTTATATACTATCAATGGTTCTTTGATATCAGCCAATATAATTTCTTTAAGAACATTCTCTTTTGTTAATGCAGGTAGTGTATCTTTTTCTTTACTTGTTTCATTTATAAAATTTTGTTTATTATAAATAGGTTTTTCAAAGACTATAGCACCTACTATTATTCCAACAGATATGCTACCAATTATTAATAATATTTTACTCATAGTTATTCTTTTTTTAAAAGGCGTAGTGTTTCAAAATCATTAAAATTTCTTTTTTTCCTTTCTTTTTCTAATGTATTAGATAGATTAGGTGTATGCTCTAATAAGTGAGCAATTTTATTTTCAGCATTTTCTTTTGTCATTACTGCTGCTGTAACAGGAGCTTTATTATTTTTATTTGGATTAACCATAGTGGCTTTTCCTCTAAAAGTGTTATAACAAAAGTATTTTCCTTTCTCATCTACTATATAATACTTGAATTTTTTCTTTCTTCCCTTAATTGGTTCTTTTGGTAAGGTATCCTGTTTTTCAAATTCCTGATAAAATTCAACACCACTATCCATTATCCTTTTAAATCTTTCAGTAAAAGATTCTACTTTAGTTGGATAATAAATAAAGTCTTCTTTAGATACTTCTTTAAGATCATACATTGGTCCAACTAACATATCATCTTCAGTAAGTTCCATATAATATCCAGTAAATTCACTACATATTTTTCTTTTTTCAGGATATATCAAATCTTTACTAGAAGTTACTTTTAATCTTTCTTTAGGATCTAAGAATAACTTTTCCATGTATTGTCTTATAACATCTATATGCAGGTTTAACATTTTAGAAGTGTCAATCATTGTTTTATTATTTTTTACACAACAATAGTATATCTTCCTCCTCGCGGCAAGTGATAATTCTTTTTCCATAAATAATTTAAATGATTTTAAAAAGCATCAATAAGGTTATAACTAAAGCTACATAAGCTATAATTAATGCATGTGTACTACGCTTGCTGTATTTTTTCATTTTGTAATTCTTCCTTTTTTACTTCTTCTAATAATCTTTCAAGTGTCTCTTCTATTGACATATCTTTGATTCTTAGTAAGGGCATAAATCTAGAAGATGCAAAGTATTGATATGGGAAACAACTATCTAAATTAATTTCAGCTAGTTTAAATCCCAGTTTATTACCTTGCATCCTCATTTTACTTACTTCTATTACAGTATAAATTTGATCTTTCTTTACCCATTTGGATGAAGGAATATCTTCTGGTTTATCAGAATCATTTATACATACAACTTTAAAGTTCAACATCTTGTTTATTGTAATTAGGATTCCATTCTGGGTCTGTGGATTGTTCTTTTATAAATTGACCATTCTTATTTGCTTCAAGTCTTAGCTTTTTGTGATATTCTTCTTCTGTCATATCAGAAGCTGTAAGTTCAGGATTACCATAAGGTATAAATTCATTATTACAACCATAAATAAATACAACTAAGTATTTTTCATTTTGTTGAGTAATGAATTTTACTTTATGAGCAATACCTTCTTTATTAATTTCCAATGCTGTACAAGGCATATTAGTTTGATTTTGTTGTTTTTTTACAAAAGATACATTTCCATCTTGAAATACCAGTCTTTTTCCCAGAATTTTTAATATGAGTAAACAAATGTAAACATTTTTCTTTCTTTTTATTAGTGTTCTTTTTCATAATTCATTATCAGTAACCCACATTATTTTGTCATTATCAAAATCTAATAGTGCAGTAGATACCCATTTCTCATCAACTGTATCTTTATAACATAGTATTCTTACAATAGCTGTATCATCAGGATTTAATCTTAATAGCCTACCTCTAGGCATAAGTTTGTCCAACAAAAGCTGTTAATGTTGAACTCTTACATTTCTGTAAGGATTGGACTATATCTTCATTTGCATATGCTAGTTTATAACCAGCAACTTCTTTATTCAATTTAAACATTTTAGCAACACAACTTCTTGATAATTTAGTAATGACAGCAACTTCTCTAACTGATTCAGCAATATTTAATATTACATTTTCAGTATTTAGTATTAGTACAGGTTTACTTTTTATATTTTGTAAACCCAATTTATTTTTCATTACATTATTTTCTAATTGTCTTTTGCTTAATGCTTTTTTTTGAGCTTCAGTAATATTTATTTGTGGAGTAACTGGATATTTATCAAATGGCTCGTTATGTATTCTCCATACACAACCAAATGCTGTTCTTCTTCCGTATTTTCCTTTTGTAACAGCTGAAATTTTTCCATTATATTTTTCAGTTCCTGTTATTATTAATGAAGCTTCTGACAAACTTTTAAATGTTGCTAAAAGATTTCCATGTAAATCATATTGATCCACTTTAAATCTTTTAGTTTCTAGATATTCTTCACTGAATTTATATTCTCTTATTCCATCACCACCAGCTGTACCATTTACTAAGTTTTTATATAACTTAATAGTAGCAATTTCAACTTGTTTAACTTGTTCAGAAGAATTAAATTCAGCTATTAAAGATATTGTGGGTTTAATGTTTCTATCCAATAGAGATTTTATCCAACAATGTCTATAATGTCTAGATTTTTTGTTTTTAAATGCTTGTCTACATGATGCGAGATGTCCAGATAATCTATATAATAACTTTTGCTTTGTTATTCCAATATATCTAACACCAGTTTCATCACTTAATGAATAAAGTTTATATTTTATATCTTCCATATCTTTGTGTATTGTACAAAGCAAAGGTAGATAAAATATTTAATTATGCAAATGTCCCCCGTTTCCATGTAATAGCTAATTACATGTACTCTATTTCTAGATAGTCTCTGAACCTTCATAAGCAGACTGCTTAGGCTTGGCTGCTGATTGGCATATCATTTCTGACTTAGCTTTCCAGACAATTAAAGGGATTTAAAGAGGACAGGTATGTTTATCCTCTGGACACTCTTTCTTTCATTACCATAAGCATGCATAATTATTCCTTCTTTTAGATTAGGAATATTTACACCCTCATTTAATTGTAAAACACATGATAATCTATTGATTTCATTATTTTTAAATTTGATTAGGGTATCTTCAGAGTTAGGATTATTACTATGATAGCTATCCTTACATAATCTATCTGCTTGCTCTTGTGTATTAGCAAACACTATGCATTTATTAGGAGAGCTTTCTAATAGACTTTTAGCATAATGAAGCTTACTAGGAAAATCCATCATAGCTTTCATTCGCATTACATTCATTATTTGTTGCTCTTTCTTAGTTTTAGAATTATTAATTCTTTTAGACCAATAATCATATATTTCTGTTTCAGAGCTATACCATTCTTTATTGCCATGTTTTAGTTTAACATTTTTATCACTATCTAGATATAATGGATGTACTACAATTCTATAGTCATTTAATATTTTATCATCAACAGCTTTCTTAATAATGTATCTATAGACAATAGGACAATACTTATTGATCATATAAGCCTTCTCTGATTTATCATCTCTTGGTGGTGTACCAGTTAATCCTAGTATTTTACCAGTATATTTAGATAACCACGAGTCATGATTAAGTTTTAAACTATGAGCTTCATCCAAATAAATAATATCATAGTTAAAGTCTTTTTTATTTAAGGATAAATATGTAGTAAACTCTATGTTTCTTAATAAATATTCAAGACTAAATTTCTTTGAATCATCTATCCAAGATGTGTATATACTTTTTTTAGGAGCAACAACTAAAACTTTAATATCAGGTTTATAGTTTGCCTCCAAATGTTTAAGTGCTATAAGTGTTTTACCAATTCCAACTGATATTCCTACTCCACATCTAGAGTAGGAACACAAAATTGAAAGAGCTTCTTTTTGGACTATATCCCTATTCATAAAGTTTTATTTATTTTTTTTATTTAATTTATCTAGATAGAGTTTTATAAAATAAGAATCTGGTTTGTCTTTATCTTCCGGATAATATTTAATATGCTCTTGTTTAAGAATAAATACTTCTTTCATTTTACCCATAAATATTTATTTTAAATTAAATTTTATTTCTTTTGGAGAAATAACTCTATACTGTTCTAGTGAAAGTATTCTTACAAATTGTGACCAATCTTCTGAATAGACATATAAGCAAAAGCCTCCTAATATTGTGCTTTCTATTTCATCAATCATTTCAATTTCACCTGTATAAATATTTTCTATAAAGTCACCACTTTTAAATTTCTTTTTCATAAATTGATTTTACTTTTAAAATGATTATAAACTTCTGGAATATGTTTTTTATAGTATGGTTGATTATCCATACACCATCTTTTGAGTTCTTCCTTACTCTCAAAAGGTTTTTGCCAGGATTGATTCTGTGTTATTTGATTAAACCTAGGTTCTAATGCATCTATAAAATCAGATACAGTCCATCCTTCCCATATGTGTTTGTCTTTATTCATAGCTACTCTGTAAAATTAGGTGTTATCTCCATGTATCCTGCAGGTGGTTCTTTCATAAGAGCTATTCTATTTCTAGACCATGTACCTACATAGTTGTTATCTTCTCGATAATCTCCACCACCTCTACCATTACCATCTGCTGTTAATAGAGGAAGAGGATGTATTTGCCAATCATTGTCTTCGCCATATTTAGGACACTTAGTTTTGTTTACATATTCTTTTTTATCTAGATTCACTAGGTAAAGATAGTTACTTGGTGAAGCTTCTATTAACATTTGAAGTCCATTGCCTTCTGCTTTATCATAAAGATTATTTCCATCTTTTTCTTCAGGATCTGCATAATCACCTGCCCATACTATTCTTTTGCCAGACCATCTAGCTTTTTGCTCTCCATCATCAATAAGTAAAAACTCTACAGCTTCTACAAAGTTATTTCCTACATATGAATGCTCCATAAGTTTAGCACCATTATCATATTTATATGGACTAACATGTTCCATGTCATCCATATTTACTGCTACGTAATATTGTCCGATAATTTCTAGTTTTTAATTGTTTAACATAAAGTTTTCTAATTTATGATCAATAATATACTGATCTCTTGCCTGCTTAGCTTCTTCTTGAGTATGATATCTTCCTATTCTTATAGTTTTTTTATTAATAGTAATTCTAGCAGACCATTTTTTTAATCTTGTACCACTTTTATCCTCAGATACACCTATGTATTTGCTTTTAGAGTTATTTTTTTTTCTTCTATTTCTGCATTGCAATTCCATATTTACCCAACGCAGATTGCCTGGTTCATAATTTTTATCAGAATTTATTCTATCTAAAGTTATTCCATTTCTACAAATATTAGAAACATCATAGTTTTCTAAAGAAGAAACATAATCTTTAAATAAAGAAAAATCATTTTTCCATAATTCATACAAGGTTATATTTCTTCCTCCATAATATTTGTAAGTTTTAATATTTTTATTAAAACATCTAGACTTTATGGCGCACCATAGTGTATATAATTTCGATCTTTTCATGGGTCAAATATACAAAATATTTTCCATATTGTCCCATGATTTCTAAGTTTTAAATTTTACTTTTAGATAAGCCCATTTCTCGAGCTAATTTTAAATTATTTTCTATCCACATATGACAGGATCTACAAAGAGATAACCAATTGGTTTTATCTAAATAGAGTGATCCCATTCTACCAGCAACATGATGTACATCAGTAGATAACTGAGTACATATGCTTGGTAAATGAGCTTGACATAAAGGATAGTTAGATAAAAATATCTTTCTGCTTTCAGAGTATTCTTTATCTAGTTCTTTTCTTTTTTTGGAATAGCGAGGAAGAGATTTTGCCTTTTTCTTGATTGGTTTACTCTTTTTGATGTAGGTGCATGTCAACTCCAGTTTCCAGCACTTCTGACAAAATCTCTTGCCTCCACTATTTTTCCAAATGATTTCTTCCTTATTGCAATTGCTGCAAATCTTCTTTTTTAATTTCATCAATTTCTGATTTGCCTATAGTTTCCTTACCAATAAGTACTCCACCTCTGTGTGTTTTATTAAGTATTATAATACTTGATCTAATTTCTGTAATATCATTTTTCTGTTTACAGAATTGTTTAAGTAAAGCAATCTCCATATCATTTTCTGGTGATAATATGATTGATATACCACCATTCACTAAAAATTCTATTTGCATAGCTTTTCATTTGTTAGTTTATAATAGTTTAGTGGTAGTAATTTTAGATCTATAAATTTACTAATAATATCTTCTTTATTAATCTTTAGATCTTTAAAGTTTACTTTATTAAAGTAATTTACATCAGTATCATTACCATATTTTTCTACAAGTATACTAGCTAGAATACTTTTAGGAAATGTTACCTTAAGAAACTTATTGCACAAGTCATTACAAAGAGTTTGTTTCCAAACATTTAATTCACTTTGTGCTTTATAATGTAATTTCATTATAGATTGTCTCTTTTCTTTTGTCATCTTATCAGTTTCATGTTTAGGATATGCTTTCAATCCAAACATTAATCTTTTGTATAAGAAATTTTGATAGTCATTGAATTTATCAATGCTAAAATTCATTCTTTCTATTTGTTTATGCGGAACCATAATATTTATTTTTTTAGTTGTTTTTATATATGAAAAAGGGGAAGCATTTGCCTCCCCTTTCTCTACTTATTTATTTTGCTTATGCTTCGAACTCTTCTTTATTAGCAGCAAGAGCTTGGCGATAAGAAGCTTTAATAACTTCTCCATTATCATGTGCTACAAATGCATCTTTAGACTCCTCACTTGGGCTATAGAATAATTTGCGATAAATTGGTTGATCATTTACTGTACAAACAATACCAGAATCACCAGCATATTTATAATCGCGTTGTGGTTCTTTTGTATTAAAAGAATTCAATGATTCTTTAATTACAATTTTACCAGGCAATTCTTTGTTAGCAGTCCATCCTAATTTGCGTAAATCTTCTACTTTACCAGCAATAAGTGCATAAGTAGTTTTAATTTTTACAAAGCTTGTTTTTTCATCAAATTGAGCTCGTTCTTGGCATACACTGATGTGACCATACTCTGGATTGTTTTCTGATACAATTACTGTGCTACCAGCTTCATTAGCTAGTACTTTTACTTTTGAATTCATAATAAATAGATTATTGAGTTAATAGGTCTATAGATTTAATAATACAATAGGAAGACCCTTACCTATGTATTATATTACTGTTCCGGAACAGTTAATTTTATTAAATATTGAGAAGATTGTCAGGAAGTTCTTCAATAGATGTTTCTATATCTTCTATTGAAATGTCAGTATTATCAAATGATTCATCATCATCATCTTCATACTCATAATCTAAATCTGTAGATTCTTTTTTTTTCTTTTCTTCCTTTATTGCAGAATTTGCCCATGGATTGTTTAATTGACTACCCACATTTGCTTTTACTAAAAAATCTATGTCGGCATCACTCATATCTAGATAGTCTTCTATAGAGATAATAATAGTTTTGCCATTAGGCAACTGATAAAACATAAAAACATACAAATAATAAGCAAATATAGTCAAAATCAGAACAACCAAAAAGGGTAGAAATAAATCTACCCTTTCATATGATTGCATGGACTATGGTTCCTGCCTATCCAAATAAATCTTTATCATCATAAGGAATAATACGAGTAATAAGTTCATGGAATGATGGGTATATACTATATTCCTCATCAACTGAAATTATTATTTTGCTATGTTCTTTATATATGGTGTCATATCCTATGGTTCCTATTATGTTACCTTGATAACTATATTTAGGATTTTTAAGGACATCTTCAAGATTTAATTTTATTGAGTTTTTTACCATATCTACGGGTATTAATACTTTTGCATTTTCTGCATAATCCTTTTCAAGTTTTTTAGGACTGATAGGATTTGGATCAAGTAAATAGTAGAGGACATGAGTAACACCCAAATCTGCATATTTATATCTATCAAATAGTTTTAGACTAAATAGATAATATATATGTTCTGAACATTTGGGATTATTTTTTAAGCAGCTTGATAATAAAGGACCAAACTGTTCTTGTGTAATAATTACATTTGTTTGATTCATTATTTACTAGATTAATTGGTTTTAATTACGCTGATATATATAGCTAACAGAGGTAGCATACACATAGCAGCTGCAAATGCTGTAACAGGCCCGAATATATATCCAAGAGCCTTAATTGCTGTAATAGCAACTATAAATGTTAGAAGGGTTATTAATAACACCTTGCTTTTGTTGTTTGTTCTTTTCATGTTTTTAGATTTTTATTAGGAATAATAGTGTTTCGAAGTTTTGTTCTCTTGTATAGGATTTGATTCCAAGTACCTCAAAACCATGGTTTGAAGTAAGGATTCCATGCTGATTAATAAAATAGAGTGAGTTCATGATTCTTGCGGGGTATTTAATTTCTTACTAATTAACCCGGTGATATATTGCACTTCATACTTAAGTTCAGATAATTCTCTTTTAAAATCATAATAGATTTCACTAAACTCTGGTACTTCATCAATCACATTAGATATTTCATCAATCTGATCATTAAGAAACTTTTCTTTTCTTTGAAGTTCATCTGTGTTTAATTGCTGGTAATTAATTAGATAGTTCATATTTATTTAATTTAATTGGTTTACTAATTCAAATATTTTATAGCTTTCTAGCTCTGCCCATGTAATAATTTCTTCTTCTTGAGATAAATTATTACCATGTAAGTCAAGGGATAGATGCATCATTTCATGCATAACTAAACCAAATGTTTTTGCATCATCAGTACATCTACTTAGATTTATAAAAACAAATTGTTTACCATCAATAGGAGATACATTAGATAAACCTGCTATATAAGCATCTTCAGTAGTGTTGTTATAATTCTCACAATCAGCAAGGTTAAGACCATGCATTTCTGTTACATTGTAAAACTCAAACACATCACAAGGATTATGACTAAGGATTAAGGTGTATACTGTAAAAGTAAATATTTTCATTGTTTAGTTTATTTAATGATTAATATAATTCCCTCTGCATTAGTCGAGCTTGGTCAACACCTTCCAGTCCAAAAGATGTTGACTGTCTATTATCATAAATTTTTGCCATACTAATTTTTGATTAATGTACAATTTTCTTTTATTTCTTCAATAGGCATTTTATATCTTTGGCCATTTCTGAAAGTAGAATAATAACCTTGATGTTTATAGCCTTCGATCCATTTATCGCACGTTTCCCATGCTTCTTTTTCTGTTTTGTATTCTTTATTTCTATTGATAGGAAATCCATCAGGAGAAAGAATATTAAAGGATTCCTTCATCTTGGAATGAGTAGTATCTGTTTTCATGTGTTATGATTAAGTGATCTAAAACTGATATATCGAAAAATTTACATGCTTCTTGAATCTTTTTTGTAATTACTTTATCAGGTTCAGAAGCATTAAGATTTCCACTCGGATGATTATGACATAAAATAATTCCGGAAGCATTAGAAAGAATAGCAGGTTGCAAAATATGACTTACTTCAACTACTGTACCAGCAATACCTCCTTCAGATAACTTCATGCACGAAATAACTTTATTAGCTCTATTTGTATAAGCTACCCAAAAGAATTCTTTATGTTCCATTGTATAATCATCATACAATGTTTTAAAAAGCATGTATGCATCTTGAGAACTTTTAATTTTGTAATTAACTTTTGATTTTTTTTTGTAATGAATTTCTACTTCATTAACTGTTAGTAATTCTTCTGTAGTAAATAGGATTTCTTGAACACTTCTCATATTAATTTGAATTTGAATTATATTGTTCTTCGGTTTCAAATCTATCATGTATATGATAAACTCTTTTACAACGTGAATCAGAGCAGTACGCTAAGTTTCCTCCAGCCATTGGTCCAATCATTCCTTTAGGTTCTTGATACGGTTTTAAAGCCCAGTATTCTTCACCACGCTTTTCTTCATAGAAAATTAAATGGTCTTCCACTTCTTCAAATGTATAACTCCCTGTAGGGCAAGGAATGTAAATTGTTTCAAGTAAATCGGTAATACCTCCGCATGAGCCGAGAGGGAAACGATAAACGCTGATTGGTAAAAATCTATCTGTAGGTTTAAATTCCATAAATATAAATTAAATGTAAAGGGCCCGAAAGCCCCAGACATTAATTATTTAACATTAAACTTATTCTAACATTACTGGCATCACTAAAGAATTTTCATTTATAAGAATACATCTGCTAGGACTACTCATTGAAAATGTAATGATATCATCATCTATTTGCTTTAAAATACTTAGCATAAGTTTTCCATTACAAGCAATTATTATATCTCCTAAAGAACTTTCCTTCTTAACTTTCATTGTTAATTCCTTTCCATAATCAAGATCGCAAGCGTAAATAATTACGTCTGATGAATCATGTCTTATAGTAAAATCAACTTTGTTGGTAGTCTGATTACAGAACGGAAGTAAATCTTGAATAGCAGATATTAACTTTTTCTTATTCATGGAAACAGTGATAGGACAATCATATATTTTAGGAATGACTGCTCGGTAATTTGGATATTTTCCATCAGTTAATCTAATCCAAAGTTTTCTTCCATTATCCTCTAAAGTAACCCAATTATTAGAATCAATAGCAACAGCATTACTCATACTGTACAATGTATTCATTAGTCCAGGGAATAAATGAGGAATATGTTTTCTATCAATAACAAATGAACTATTATGCATATCAGACGTTGTTTTAAACCACATCAATCTGTTAGCATCTGTTGCAACTAATTCTTCCCCAAATAAAATACCATTCATTACTGGTCGAAGTTCCTCTTTTGCTGTAAAGTGAAATAACTTCTTAGTATTGAGATAGTCTTCTGTAGTTAAATCAAATTGATGCTTTGAATGGTATTCATGCGGAGCAATTGGAAAATCACTTATAGGACATGAAGTAAATATCATTTCTCTTTGATCGGTTATCAATATACCTTTACAATTATCATTATCAAATAGCACATCCAATATATTTTCTTCATTCTTTACATTCTTTAATATTGATATAGGAATTATTGCTTCCTTTCCAATAATATTAGTTTGTAATTGATAATAAAGATTTAGATTTGTTGAGGTAAGAATACCATCTTTGGCAAGGAATGCATTTTCAATTGAAGGCAATACACAATTTGGTTCAACAACAGAACAAAGGTCTTTAAGGTTAGTCCAAAAATTAATTTTCGGAAGTTTTGATTTTGTTTCCTTTATAGGAAACATTTCATTGAATTTGTTTTTTACTTCTATCAAGATAATCTCGCATGAAGTATCTACTAATTCAACAATTCTTTTGCTGAGGTAACTATTAAATTGTTTTTCTTTACTCATTTTTTTGTTTTTAGATTTCCCATATCATTATAGTTTCTGAATCATACCATTCTGCATACCATTTATGTTTATCAAGGAAATTATAAATTTCTTTATGAACACCAATTATATATCTTTTTTCTTGTATGTCTTCTGCATAGTAATTAAATAATGGCCATCCATCTTTTGCAGAAGCATTTTCTGAATTAGTCCAAATACCATTTTCTGCATTATTAAATTCTTCAGTTGTTTTTAAAAACATCTTTGGATATTTTTCTTTTAACAAAACCATCATTTCATCTCTTGTTATTGTCATGATTGTTGGTTTTTAACTCGTAAAGCTTCGACTGATTCTCCGAATGCTCGGATTTTTGCGGAATAGATAATGATTGATTTGCCTGTCCAATCTTCAATGAATGGAGTTTCCAAGACCTTCGTGATGATTTTCATATTGGTCTTGTTCAAAATCATCGGCTTCTTAGTTCCTTTGATTTTAGCAACCACACAAGATTCATCTTTACCGTCCTGGTTCTTGACCATCTCCTGAGTGACGGATTCGATTGTGATTTTCTTGTTTTCCATTTTGTTTTGTTTTTAATTGTTATAGATTTTGATATTTAATTCTTAAATATTTATTGTACAAATCCCAGTTGAAATTTGTCCAAAATAAACTGCGTTGGTAATCGTTCATTATGAATGTTTTTCTAGTAATTCATAAATTGAAGAATAGCATAATTGAATTTCATTTTCTTTTGATTCTCCAGATTCAATTTCATCTTTACATAATTCAAATAAATCTGTTATCTCTTCTGCATAATCAGGATTTTCTTTAATTGATTGTTGAATAAATTCTTTAAGTTTTTCCATATGTTTTTAATTAGTAAAGGACCGGGTTGCCCCGATCCTTGATTTATTTACGATAAAACTACGCTGGTTACAGGATGGTAGTTTAGCCTGACATATCGTAAATATTATTTAAAAGTCTTCATTGTACTTAAAAGTACCAGTTTTAATGTATTCTAAAACTTCTTCCTTATAAGCATATTCAATTGTAGTTCCATCTTTAAAACAGATGTTATACATTTGCCTTCCTTCATGCTCTTCCTGTGGCGTTACTATATGAGTGAGTAACATCCATATAAATTTGAGTTTAATCATCTAAACCGTGATTTCTGATTACATTAATAGCAGCAGTGGTGGCATCTTGAACACCTTCATGGTATTTCAGTTCACCAAATAATCGAACCGTTTCAATTATCGCTTGATACAGTTTTTCATCACAATCCTTAAATTCTTGAAGGTCGAAATCGGGCAACAATCCATTTGTTACCCGTTCAAATTCTAATTCTGGACTTAACATACTTCAAAGTTTTTAGCTACAAAATTTACATGGTGTCCAAATAATTCATTGCCCCAGAATCTAACTCCTTTAAAGAATCCATTCTCTGAAAGACTAATCATTTCTAGTTTTCCATCGTAATTTACGATTGGTTTGAATGGAACTGGAAAGCCAGCAACAGAAACAATAACTGATTCAATTCTTCTTTTATCTGCACTTCTTTTGACTGTCATTTTCTTCATTTCAATGATTTTTTCCAGGTTTTTGAATACTTGAATTTTCATCTTTGTGCGTTCATTTAATTCTTTCTTTGGACGTGATTCTAATACTTCTTTCAATCCTTGAAGTGTTGATGGCTGTAGGGTTTTAGCCATAAAATTACCGCTCTGACGAGCAAATAACTGTTCCTTTAAATTTGCATTCATTTCCTTATAGTTTTGGTTGGTTTTTGAGTTAATTCTTTTTGGGTAAACAGACATAATAAATCTAATAGATCTAAATTCCTTGAATGTGCAAACTGTTTCTGATCTCTTGCCAATTTGTTTTATCAAAGCTCTTTTTTATACTACTCTGATTTATATCATGTTGTATTTTTTTATAGCTTTTTAAATCATCCTTGGAAATCAATTGTTTATAGCTAAACAAAAAGAATAACTGTTTAGGTCCAGTTTCATCCAAGTAATTTCTTTGATAAATTAAACTAGCTAATTGATAATCAAGATTGAAATGCATAGCATGTAATACAAGATACTTTGTTATCTTATTAGCTTTTCTTCTTGCAATTTCAGCAATCCAGAATTTAATTAATACAATAAACATAATGCTTACTATCAAGTATCTTGTCCATCCTTCATTAATTCTTTTTTCAGATCCTGCAGTAAATACAATTTGTTCATCAGTCTTAATTTCTTTTAATAGTTCATTATTAATGACTTTTCCTCGAAGACCTCTATCTGAATATTGACTATAATGAGATGTAGGACCAGGATCGGTCATTACCATAGTAGCTTTTGAGTTTTTACTCATTCCAATGAATACTCCAATGAGTATTACAATAATACAATTCATTCTTTTCATATATTTGATTTTTTGTTGGTTACATATTACATAAATACATTGTCTGGCGCCACTCCCCCTGATAGAACCCGACTGAAAAACGTGGGCTGATAAGCGTTTTGCAAAGCATTTCAAGAGAGCTTTTGTGTTTTTAAGCATAATGGTTAAGCGTTATCGGTAAGCGTTATGCGTAAGCATTATGGGTAAGCGAGAATCAAGGATTTATAAAAAAAATGTATTACGAAGTAATACAAAGTACAATATAAAGGAGAGGGCATTTCTGCCCTCTTTTATCCTTATTTCGCTGATTTACGAGGTAAATAGAATGTCTTCCAATAACCTTGTGAATCTTTTTCCTTCAATTCCAAATAGAAACTCTTACCGATACATTGTTTCAATGCATTTGCATAAGCCTCGTTGTAAGCTGGAATTGCTGACTCGTCAACAACTACCAATACTCGGAATTTAGTACCCGTTTCATCTGTAACCGTAATGAATTCATCCGAACCAAGTTCTTCTTTGGTACGCTTTAATTCAGCCGATAATTCTTCGCCTTTTAATTCAGCGTTGATTGTAATCGGTTCTTTATTAGCGTCAAGAACAAAAGCGAATGGAGTTTGAACAGTTGGTGCTGGAATCTTATTGAATTCCAATAACAAGTTCATCTTCTTTCTGAATCCTTCTAAGTATTTCACCTGAGAAGTTCTCATGAATTCTTTCTTTTGAAGTTTCAAACCAAGTTCTTCTTCAACAACCATTACAATCATTCCATTTCCTTTTTGTGAAACTTCTGATTCAACGGAAACGATTTTTACGTTACCTGATTGATTCAATTGAACGGTTGATTTAGCCTCACCTGATTGACGTTTCGCCAATAATGTTTTTAAATTACTCATTTGTTTTAGTTTTTAATTGTTACGACATTGTAACAAAACAAAGGACAACAAAGCCCTAAAACTCTGTTGTCCAGTTGTGAGCATAATGAATCATGTATGCTACTCTCCCAATGCTATCTTTGTAAACCTAAAAAACAAAGCAAAGGGCACAAAAGCACCCTTATACTTGTTTAGTAAAATGAAGGATTTCATGTTTTGAATTTTGAAGTAAAGTTTTTCTTTATCTTCAATCAATCCACGATGTAGATTAATCTTTAAATTTTTATGCATAACTATTTAGTTTTTAATTAATAAACAAAGGGCTGTAAAGCCCTTTGTATTCTGTTTATTACATCTGTAACTCCCAAGTACCATCATACTTGCACTCCTCACCAAAGCTGATATGACCTTGTAATTTACCATTGCCTTCTAATGATTCCTCATTGATTCCAATAGTTATACTCGGTCTGTTCAACTTCATCTTGTCTGCAAATGATAATGCTTTGTGTCTAATGACAGCCTTTGCATTATCAATGCTTGTAACAAGATGTTTTTCGGTTACTTCTGCAACATTGTTGTTTGTTCCAAAGATTGTAACATTCAAGTTCCCGAATTGCTCAGGAACGATAACAGCGAATTGATTTTTCATAACATTTAGTTTTAGGTTAATAATCAAAGGACAGTAAAGCCCTTTATCACTTGTCTTTCCTAAACATTATTGTATTTGTTTAGCCGACAACAAACGGATAATATCTTATTCTATCTCATTATCAATCACATTATCCGATATAACCATTTGTAGTCGTTTGTTGTCACCTAAATACGTTTAGATTCTTGACTATATCATTTATTTCCGCTAACTTTACAAAGTCTTAGGACAATATCACTTATCTTTATATCGTACACAATATTCTCAATAGA